AGAGAGAGACAATATAAAGACAAAGTATATTATATATAAGAAGAGAGAGTAACATTGGAGAAGAGAGAAGCTCACGGGGTCGAAGCCGGGAGCTTCTTGACTATGTAGCCATTCGGCTTTGATTCGGTTTAATCACTGGATATATCTTATGGGCGAAACTAAAAAACTAAAATTAAAAGAATATGAATCCATTTCAAAATTCGTTCGGCGGTCATATCCCACAGGATGTGGCCGGAAAACAGGGAGAGAATGTAATATTTATAGTCTATAACCTGACAGATTCCCCCGATACGGTTGATAAAGTAAAGGATGTATGTGCCAATTTCTCGGCAATGATCCGTAGTATGCGCAATCGTTTTCCTGATATGCAATTCAGTTGCACGATGGGATTCGGGGCTGATGCGTGGACGCGGCTTTTCCCCGATAAGGGTAAACCGAAAGAGCTGAGTACTTTCTCCGAGATAAAAGGGGAGAAGTATACAGCTGTTTCTACTCCCGGTGATTTGTTGTTCCATATTCGGGCGAAGCAGATGGGGCTGTGTTTCGAGTTTGCTTCTATCCTTGATGAGAAGCTTAAAGGGGCTGTGGTGTCTGTTGATGAGACGCATGGATTCCGCTATATGGATGGTAAGGCGATTATCGGCTTTGTGGACGGTACGGAGAATCCTGCTGTCGATGAGAATCCCTATCATTTTGCGGTGATAGGCGAGGAGGATGCGGATTTTGCAGGAGGCAGTTATGTGTTTGTGCAGAAATACATTCATGATATGGTTGCGTGGAATGCGCTTCCGGTGGAACAGCAGGAAAAGGTGATCGGACGTCATAAGTTCAATGATGTGGAGCTGTCGGACGAAGAGAAGCCGGAGAATGCGCATAATGCTGTGACCAATATCGGTGATGATCTGAAGATTGTACGTGCCAATATGCCGTTTGCCAATACTTCGAAGGGGGAGTATGGTACGTATTTTATTGGGTATGCTAGTACATTCAGCACGACTCGCCGGATGTTGGAGAATATGTTTATCGGCAGTCCGGCGGGCAATACCGACCGCTTGCTCGATTTCAGTACGGCAATAACGGGGACGCTTTTCTTTGTGCCGTCGTATGATTTGCTGGGCGAGTTGGGTGAGTAAATCACCGGACGGTGCGAACTAGATAAAACGTGGTGGGAAGTTCGGAAAAGATGGTTATGTTTTCCGGATTTCCCACCACGTTTTACTCTTTGAACTCTGTTTCTTTTTGTACTTTCTTCCGAATTTCATGAAATAAAGGGGAAAAAGTGAGAGGAGTGAGAGAGGATTTCTAACATTCGTATTTTTTTTAGTTGAAAATTAGAGAGTAGAAACAGTGAAATAAAAATATAAAAGTTGCAATTCCTCCCTCACACCTCTCACTTTTTTAGGATAAACTTCTTTTTCCTATGCCCTTTGTACTATTGTCGGATCATTGGGAGATTTCTTTAAGAAATCGTTTCTGATAACGTATGCATCCATCTTCTCTGTATCGAAGGGTTTCAGTAAAGAAGCTATTTCGGCTTTGCTCAATGAGGGATTGAGCCATTTCTCTTCCTCCTCTTGGGTGAGTATGGCGGGCATCCGGTGCTTGGTGTTATCGATGTAATCGGTCAGCGAATTGGTGTCAGTGGTGATGATGGAGAAAGTTTCGTGTTCCTCTCCCGTATCCTTGTCCAGCCAACGGTCGTAGATGCCGGCCATCGAGAAGATAGGTTCATCTTTCACATATATATAATAAGGTATCTTGTTTGCTCCTTCATGCCTCCATTCAAAATAGCCGGTACTGGGCACTATGCACCGTTTCTTCATGATCGGTTCGCGGAAAGACGGTTTCTCGAAAATGGTATCCGCACGGGCATTGAGTGTCATCTTTCTTATTTCTGTCGCATCCTCTTCGCTTCTTACCCAGAAAGGGATGAGTCCCCAGTTGAAAACCTGTACTTCGTCCGAAGAAGTAATGATAGGATATCTGGGGAAAGTGAACGCATTCACATGATACTGTTCGTCAAGAATGCTTTGGTATATCTCGACTACATCCGATTTGCGTCCGTAACGGGCGGCAACTTTGATGGCTTTGGCTGACATGGAGTTGTGGAAACACATATTATCTGCAATTAATGTTTATAATTTGGTTGATATCAGTAGTATAACGTCCGGAGAGCTGTTCTTGTTTGAGCATCCCCCTATAAACAAACGGAGTCAAGTCTTTGCTCGCAAAAAGAAATGCATTAAGATTTAATAGAATATAAAAGAGCTTTAGGTATAATCAAACTTTATGTTATTTTTCTTTGATTTAGTGCTATCGTCCAGCTTGTTCTATAAATAGATAAATAAAAAGTGCTTCCTAGATCGTCCGCCGACGAGGAAGCACTCAACACAAAAACTAAACTAGACACATTTTTGGAAATCTAGTTGTATATTCTGTATATCAATTATATAGTCCTGCTTTTTTTTATGGTTCGACCATAATTCGACCATTTGATGTTTTATGTACTATCAAGATTTCTATATTTCATATTTTATATTACTTTAAATATTATATTTGCGCATTGTCAAACTAAAATAGTGCGTTTATGAAATCGTTATTAAAAAATGTCCTAAGAAGGATAAGTAAAAAACAATCTTCTAAAGAAGATAATGCAACAGCCTTTTATCCCCAGTGTTGTGCAAAAGTGGATGATTCCGCTCGTATGCGTATAAAAATGTCTTATGACCAAAATGTAAAAGAAACTATATCAAGCTTGAAAACACTTGCTAATGATATGTCTAGTGGCTTTGTTACTTTTAAAAAGTTTCAGACTAGGCGTTATCAATACAACCCGGATGCAGATGCAACTCTATATGCTTCAAGACTGCTTCGTGCAGCTTCTATATTGGAGTTCCTATTAACTGATCCTGATAATAAATCTTAGAGATTCATTTTTTCAGCTAGAGCAGAGAGCCCTATCAGTAGTTCAGTTATATTTTTGGCTTTTCCGACAACATCATCAACTTTCGCTGCTGTATCAGGGCTTAACTCCTTTTCTAATCGTTCTAGCTGCATTTGAAATGTATCAAAACTTAATATATATAAGTCTCTTTCAACAGTGAATCCCCCTTTTTCTGCAAAATTGAATATTTCAAAATTCAACGTAAGATATTCAATACCATATCCTTTATAGTCAATAAATCTCCTATTTTTGAACTCCTCTAAAACTATTTCATATTGTTCTTTACTGATCCTAAGGTCTGGTATATCTTTATAATTTAGTTTAGCTGTTCTTTTCCCGTTTGCTACAACCAAAATATAATTTAATACTTTATCCTTTTCTTCAGCTGTTATAACTAAAGGATATTCTCTTTCATCTTTTGGGGGTACAGTTCTAATTGGGCGCATATTTGAAAAAATATTTATTCTATTGTTTATATAGTTTCATTCTAGTATTACTGTAATACATTATATCTTTTTCTATTTCGCAGGGAATTGTTAAATTGTCTTTTTCTACTATTAGATTCACAATATTGTCGTTTATAGAGTATTTACCTGATACCGTTTCTTTCCATTCATATTCTAAATCCTCATTATCATCTGCAACATTATATATTGTGAAAGATTTCAAGTCAAAAGATATAGCAAAAAAAGATCTTAAATAAGGAGTGCCTTCTTCAAAAGACAATCGAGTTTTTCCGTACCAGTCTTTTGCAGAAGTCCATGTTGTTCCTGCTAAATTAATACTGTCATCAGAGCATGAATTAAATATAAGCACAAATAAGAAGGATAGTATTAAAAATCTTTTTTTCATACGTATATAAGTTTATCCTACATTTCGTTCATTTTTCAACATAGTCAGTTCTCCTTTGGCTTTTTTAAGTTCTTCTGTGAGTAACTGATTCGTTTTAGTTTGTTCGGTGATTATACCTTGCAAGGTAGTGATCGTATCTACCAAGCGTTTCATTTGTTCTATGTTTGGGTCAGGTGTTACTTCTGAAAGTAGCATTTGACCTTTTCCGCGAAGTAACCACTCAGCAGAAATATCTTCATAGGTTAGTAGAATTGAAGTTAATACCTTAGCGGAAGGTTCTGTTCCACGTTGAAACATTGATGCTATTACAGATTGTGTTACACCAATTCTTTTCGCAAATGCGCTATCTGTAATGCCGGCAGACAGAATTATTTCTCTAATTCTTCCATTAATAGTGTTGTTATTTGTCATAAATCCAATCAATCAAAAGTTAATAAAACGCAAATGCGATAAAATAAAAAGTTTTTTGTTTTTAAAATAACGCAAATGCGATTATATTTGCATCATAAATCAATCAATCATACAAACATACAAAAATTGATTGATAAAACCAATTAAAAAAACAACGATTATGAGCTACAATTTATCACAAATAATGAAGTCGGCACACCGCAATTACAAGAAGGGTGGAAAAACATTTTCAGAGTGTTTAAAATCTGCATGGAGCTTCGCAAAACTCCAAGAAAGTTTCTCATCGGAAGCTGTGAAATCAAGAACTGATAAATTTTTAGCTGAAAGACATGAAGCTATGAGCAAGGCTGCCAAAGCTACACCTAGCAAGGAATATAATAACCTTAATATTCCCGCTTCCGCTTACTACAACCCAAATAGTACTCATTACGGTGCACATTACGTCGGAGATTAATCAAATTATACAACAATGGATAAAAGAACCGAACTAGAAATACAGCGAGACAAATATGAAGCTGTGATTGAAGAACGAGACGCGTTGATCAGCTCTTTGAGAGGTGAAAATGAAAAACTCAAACGAGATTTAGAATCAGAACGTGGATTTTATAGAGAGAAAGTTTCCCAATGTGATGATTTGAAGAAATTTATTGAATCGCAACGAAACTTAATGGACATAGTTTTGAAGAACAACCAAAGTATTCTCTAACCCTCACTAAAGTCAAACCAAACCGCCGGTTATCCGGTACCCAGTCCGGTCTTTGAGCCTGCCCTTGAAGGGAGACTGGGAACAACAGAGAAGAGTTCTTTGACATATTGGTAAAATGGTGTTTTGGAAGCCGACACGTGCTGAAAGGGATTACTGACGTAGGCGGGCTTCTCAACGATATAATGCTGTGGTTAATGGTCAAGCCGTATCGTTGTAAAACTAAATCAGTTAGACGTTTGTCGGCAAATCGAGGTATTTGCTTTATGTATATAAAGGTGATGTAGCTCAGGCAGGTTAGAGCGCTGTGTGTGGTGGATGGTTGAGAGTTCGAGTCTCTCAAGAAATACTCTTAGCTTAACGGAAGAGCACCACAAGCAGAGGTCGGCGGTTCGAATCCGCTCATCGCTTCAATGTTTAATTTAAAATTAGATTGTATGGAAAAGGATATTCAGAGACGTAACGTAATTGATGTATTACGGAGTATGGATGTTGGTGCAATAGAAGTATTTCCTATCGTTCAGAAACCGTCTGTAACTAATACATTGAATGCTCGGCTTTATAAAGAAAAAGCTGAAGGAATGGCTTGGAAAACAAAGTCAGATGTAAAAAATATGCAGTTTATAGTAACCAGAATTGCATAACTACCTTGCTTGTTGAGATGATCAGAGGTGAAATGGCTGAAATATTGCTAGATAATATTCTCCGTCTGTTTTCTACAGAAACGTTTGGAAAAGATAAGTCTGCGTATTATGTGGGTGGGGAAAAGAAATTGATGAATCTTATAGAAGCGGGTAAGATTGAAAGTGATAAGCCCACTAATGTCCAAAACGGCAAGTGGCATTGTAATGCTGCTCAAGTATTACTTCATTGCCGATGTGCGGGAAGGAAAGTTAAATCTAAAAAACGGAAGAAATGAAAAAGATTAAAGTGATACAGTATGCCATGATGTTCATTGCCTTATGGACAACACTGTATCTTATAGATAGCATTGAAGTTAGCAAGAAAGAATTTATTGCTGCTTTTGTATTGGTGACTGTCGTATCAGTGAATTATATCTGTTTTCGATACTACGAAGATAGGAAACAAAATAAAGATAGCCTGTGAAGGTCTGCATTGCTTAATTTTAGTATTTGTCATGTTTATTTAGCCCGGTTCGCCGGGCATCTGTCGGGATAGCCCAGTTGGTTAGAGCGCATGTTTCTACATGAGGTCAGCGGTTCGAATCTGTTTCCCGGCTCAACTCAATCAGAGTTAAGTAACCCGTGAGGGTGAAAATATATTTGCATTATATATACAATCAATGTAGCCGGAAGCGTCTGGCTACGACCTGAAGGAATGGCGGAATTGGTAAACGCAAGTATGCAGATAGATTGAAGAAAGTCATACATAGGTAATCTATCATCCCGGTTCGAGTCCGGGTTCCTTCACAGAGAATTTTTCTTTTTATGTTTAACTAATGTTGCCAGCGAAAAGGACGCTGTAGGGTTAAAGCCCCTGTTATTTGAGTTTTAATTGTTCTATACTATTCCGGTGTGCTTTGAACGGCTATCCGGAAGCAAGAAGCTCGTGAGAGTGCTATTTAATAGTTAATGTCGTGTTTTATTTTGTGTTTGTGATTGGGGTGTATGGTCTGTGAAGATAGTGCACCTTTTTAATTAATCGGGCGGATATGTATATCGTTGGTTGAAACTGCGGTGAGGTGCACCAATATTCCGTGAGACCGGTTCGACTCCGGTTCCGTCCACTAGCATTTACATTATGTATAAATCAGGGAGCCGTACACCCTTCAAAGCGTAGCCGTTCCATAAGGTACATTGGATTATTCATTTTCTTATTTTTCTGCCTGTACAATATCGTACAGGCAGTTTTTACTACCTGAAAATGGCGTTAAAATGGCGAAGTTTCTGTTTGCTAAACTTGTCAATAACGATTACCTTTACTGATGTAATGAGCTAAAAGTCAAACCATTAAATTAGAATTATGACAGCGAGAAAAAACACTGTATCAACGGTTCAGAATGAAGAGAAGAAGAAAAATTCTATCAGACCGCTTCTAGCTTCTGAAATTGAATGTAGGGTTGGTACTATGAAACCGGACGGTTCGGGCTGCTCCTTGCTATTATACAAGGATGCTCGAGTAGACATGAGAATACTTGATGAAGTGTTCGGAGAAATGAACTGGAAACGGCACCATGATGTCGTTAATGGGAATCTATTCTGTACGTTGTCCATTTGGGATAATGAAAAGAAGGAATGGGTGAGTAAACAGGATGTTGGGACAGAATCTAGCACAGAAAAAGAGAAAGGGCAGGCTTCGGACGCCTTTAAACGTGCAGGATTTAACTGGGGAATTGGGCGTGAACTTTATACGGGTCCTTTCATTTGGATTCCACTTGAGAAAAATGAAATATATCAGAGCAAAACAGGTTCTCCTGCTCTATACACCAAATTCAGTGTAAAAGAGATTGGTTATAACGAGCAAAAGGAGATTATTTTACTTGTTATTGTGGACAATAAAAACCGCGTTCGTTTTGCTTATGGTAATACAAAGGAAAAAGTATATGCTCCCAATGTTTCTGCTTCAAACGCTTCGGGCAAAGTATATACTGGTGTAGACCTGGATCGTGCAATTAAACAAATGACTGGTGTTAAAAGCCGCGAAGAGCTTGAGAGAGTTTGGGCTGAACATCCCGAACTTCACAATAATAAGGAGTTCAGAAACATAACTATCGACATGCAGAAAACGTATCCTCCTAGAAATTGATAATAATGATAGAATTAGTGAAATCCAGTGTGGTTTTCAATGAGGAAAACCACACTTATATGCTCGGTGAAAAACAGTTGCAAGGTATAACCGGTATGATTAGCCGGCAGTTGTTCCCTGACAAATATAAAGATGTCCCCGATTTTGTATTGAAGAGAGCTGCAGAGAAGGGTAGCCTTATTCATGCTCAATGCCAGTTTGCTGATGTAACAGGCTTACCTCCTGAAAGTATTGAAGCAGAGAATTATATCAGAATGAGGGTAAATGCCGGATATAAGGCGCTTGCCAATGAATATACCGTTTCTGATAACGAATACTTTGCATCGAATATAGATTGTGTTTGGGAGAAAGCCGGTAGAATTAGTCTTGTTGACATCAAAACTACCCTTCATCTTGATAAGGAGTATTTAAGTTGGCAGTTGTCAATCTATGCTTATTTCTTTGAACTTCAAAATCCATTACTCAAAGTTGATAAATTGTTTAGCACTTGGTTGCGTGGTAATAAACATGAATTTGTTGAAATTAGTCGTAAGTCTGATAAAGAAGTCAAGAAGTTAATGGAATGCGAGAAGAAGGGTGAGCAATATCTATCCAATCTTCCCGTTCCTGCCCCTGATGATGACAAGTTACTTATTCCAATGCAGCTTGTAAATACTATAATCGGGATTGAGGAAGAACTTGCAGATCTAACCAAGATTCAGAAAGATTATAAGGCAAAATTGAAAACTGCTATGCGTGAGAATGGTGTCAAGTCATGGGATGCCGGAAGATTGCGAGTTAGTTATACACCCGCTTCTACGAGTGACAATTTTGATACTAAAAAGTTTCAGGCTGACTATCCGGAATTATATTCTAAGTATATCAAAACAGTTCCTAAAGCTGATAGTATCCGTGTAACAATAAGGGAGGATAAATCATGAGTTTAAATAAATTGATGCTTATCGGGCATGTTGGCAAAGACCCCGATATTAGAATTTTGGAAGCTGGTTCTAAAGTGGCCACTTTCTCCTTTGCCACCACTGAAAAAGGTTATACCCTTGCCAATGGAACACAGGTTCCTGAAAGAACTGAATGGCATAATATTGTTGTTTGGCGTGGTCTTGCCGATGTTGTTGAGAAGTATGTCCATAAGGGAGACAAGTTGTATCTGGAAGGAAAGATAAGAACTCGGAGTTATGATGATAGCAGAGGAATTAAACGGTATATTACAGAACTTTTTGTTGATAATATGGAGATGCTTTTTGTTAAGCCTCAACAAGCGCCACCACCGCCACCTCTTCCGGAACACACCAATAATCAGACTCGAAGTGCGGTGAATGAGTGCCCGCCACCGCCACCACCGACCAAGGACGATTTGCCATTCTGATAGGTTATGGAAGCAACATTGACGAAGAAAGATGGCAAAATCCAAATGGATAAGTCTTTCGAGTTCATGTGCAGCACACTTCGTAATGGAGAATACACTGTAACCATTAAGAAAAAAACACAGCCGAGAACATTAAATCAAAATGCTCTCATGTGGAAATGGTTTCAGTGTATTGGTGCCTGTTTGCGTGAATACACAGGTGAAGAGTATTGGAGCACTGCTGCTGGAGTTCAGGATATACATGACCTGTATTGTAAGAAGTTTCTTGTGAAACAGGTTCATGTGAATGGTAAAGTGGAAACTATTGTGCGAGGAACAAGTAAACTTAATACTTTAGAGATGCATAATTTCATGGAAAGCGTGAAAATAGATGCGGTCACCGAGTTTGGTATTACACTTCCGTTGCCTGAAGACCAGCATTACTTAGATTTTATTCATGAGTACCAAAACCGGTACTAATTAATCCTTTTATAATTTATGATTGCAAATTTGAGAAACTACGAACCCGAGACAATCGAGTTTGTAGTTCCCGATTCTATTCGGGAAAAATTTCCCCCTGTTTTATTTCAGGGTTCTACGAATGTAGATGAATTGATAAAGTTGGTGAATGAGCATTTCAATGCTACATTCCCTGAAAGTGAGGTGACACAACGTTTACTGGATGAATTTGAGATTTCCGAAATTCGTGAAGAGTATTGCATCAAGCAAGAGAATGAGGTCCCCAAACGCGAACGTGAACTGTTGGAAGCCATTGAACGTGCGAAGAAAATTAAGAGTGATGCACAAGACAGGTTAGCTTCTATTAAGACTGAAATTAAAGACCTGGCTGCCGAGGTCAAAAAGGGGACGAGGGAGTATCATCTTTCAAGTAAGAATACGATCCGGTTTGCTCTTGATGGATATTTCCTGTATTATTCATGGGTGAACGGTGAGTTTAAGCTTGTGAAAGCTGAAAAAATTCCTGATTGGGACAAACGTTCTCTTTGGGCACAGGAAGATCGAAACAGAAAAGCGATGCTTGATTTGTTTGGTATTGAATATCCTGAAGTAGAACGTCCTATTGATGATACAGAAGATTATGGGGACAAGTTCGAAGAAGACCTGTCTGATAAACTTCCTGAAGAAGAACCGGAAGACGATGAGTAGATTGCAGCACAAAAAAGGCAGGAAGTCCAACTATGTGAAGCGGCTTGTGAATAATCCAGATTGGGAAGAAGCCAAGCGTAAAGTTCGTATTAGGGACGGACATAAATGCCAGATGTGCGGTAAAGACTTCAATTTAGAGATTCACCACAAAACATACAGGGTTAACGGAAAATCAATCGTTGGTCATGAACTTGAACATCTTGATTGTCTCGTTACCCTTTGTGGTGACTGTCATTCGAAAGTTCATAAATATCACATCAAATTATGACATACCAGTTAAGAGACTACCAAAAAAGTGCTAGTGATGCAGCGGTCAGCGTTTTTAAATCCAAGGAAAAGAAAAACTACGTGATAGTTCTTCCCACTGGTGCCGGGAAGTCCCTTGTCATTGCCAATATAGCTGCACGGATAGACGGGCCGCTGATAGTGTTCCAGCCTAGCAAGGAAATACTCGAACAAAATTTTGCGAAACTTCAATCATACGGCATATTCGATTGTGGAGTTTATTCAGCTTCTGCCGGAAGAAAGGATATCAATCGTATTACGTTCGCTATGATTGGTAGTGTGATGAAACACATGAGTTTCTTCAAACATTTCAAGCACGTTCTGATTGATGAATGTCATTTAGTGAATCCGGAGAAAGGAATGTATAAGGAATTCTTTGAAGATGAGCAAAGGAAAGTGATTGGGCTGACAGCGACTCCTTACAGATTATGTTCAGGAAGAGGTGGTGCTATGCTTAAATTTATAACTCGTACCCGGCCAAAGGTTTTCACTGATGTTATTTATCACTGTCAGGTGAGTGAACTACTTGCTAAAGGATTTCTCGCAAGTTTGAAATACTATGATATTACAAAGTTGGATTTAAGTAGAGTCAGGACTAATTCTACTGGTGCAGATTACGATGAAAAAAGTCTTCTGCAAGAGTTTGAACGTGTGGACATATACAAAGATATAGTTGGATGGACAAAACGTCTGTTGAACCCCAAATCGGGCATACCACGCAAAGGTATTTTAATATTCACGAGGTTTATTCGTGAAGCTGAAAAACTGGCTTCCGAAATTCCTAATTGTGCGATCGTTAGCGGTTCTACTCCAAAGGAAGAAAGGGCACGAATTCTGAAAGGTTTTAAAGATGGAAGAATAAAAGTTGTTGCTAATGTCGGCGTACTTACAACCGGATTCGATTACCCGGAGCTTGATACGGTTGTTCTTGCACGTCCAACCAAATCCCTTTCCCTCTATTATCAAATGGTCGGTCGTGTTATTCGTCCCTGCCAAGGTAAAGAGGGTTGGGTTGTTGATTTGAGTGGGAATTTCCGGCGTTTTGGGCGTGTTGAAGAGTTACGCATAGAACAGCCTGAAAAGGGAAAATGGTGTATAATGAGTCGTGGCCGTCAATTAACCAATGTAGTATTTTAATTATCATGTGGAGAAATTACAAGAAGAAAGAAAAGAAAAAGCCTCTTTTCGAGGTAGAAGGTGTTAAGGTCAAGAAGAAACCTGATCTTGTCGATAAACTAGACAGAATATTTAGTTTATTCATCCGTTATCGTGATACGATGCCTAATGGATATTTTCAGTGTATTTCATGTGGTAAAATAAAGCCTTTCAATAAAGCAGATTGCGGTCATTACATCAACCGCCAACACATGAGTACTCGCTTTGATGAAATGAACTGCAATGCTCAATGTTCACATTGTAACCGCTTCATGGAAGGAAATATTCAGGATTATCGCAGACGTCTAGTTGCCAAGTATGGTGAACGAAATGTGCTGATCCTGGAAGCCAAGAAAAATGTTACTAAGCAATTTAGTGACTTTCAATTAGAAAAGCTGATTACTCATTACAAGGAAGAAGCGAAAAAACTGAAGGAAGCAAAAGGTCTGTGAGTTTTATTACTAATCGGAGTATAATCCCTTAAAATATGGAAAGAAATTCATTCATCTTTTATAAAGGGTGGAGAGAAGCAATCAAGGATTTGCCGGATGATGTCAGGCTGGAGATTTACGAAAGCATAATTGAGTATGCGACAACGGGAAATCTTCGGGGGTTGAAACCTATGGCAAATATTGCTTTCAACTTTATAAAGATAGATATAGACAGGGATACTGAAAAGTATATGTCTATTGTGGAAAGGAATAAGAGCAATGGTTCTAAGGGGGGACGTCCGAAAAGTGAAAACCCAAAAGAACCCAAAGAACCCACAAAACCCACTGGGTTATTTGGAAACCCAAAAGAACCCACAAAACCCGATAATGATAATGAATATGATAATGAATATGATAATGATTATGTAGATGATAATGATTCTCATTTAAAAAAGAAAGAAACTTCTCCTAAAGGAGAATCAAAGAAAGACGAGCTTTCTTTGTTCCCCGAGGAAAAGATTGATTGGGGTGGGCTAATGGATTATTTTAATTCCACGTTTAAAGGTAAACTTCCTGCTATAAAGTCCATAGATGCAAAACGAAAGAAAGCTATTAAAGCACGTGTCGCACAATATGGGAAGCAAGCTGTATTCGATGTGTTCCAATTGGTTTTAGACAGTCCTTTCTTGCTTGGACAAAACGATAAAAATTGGAGGTGCACTTTTGACTGGATATTCAAGTCTGCGAATTTTACTAAAATTTTAGAAGGAAATTACAATGGAAAACGAACTGATACTGCGGCCACAAGAAGAGAATCGGTTAGCAGTCTTACGGACCTCGCCGAAAAACTATTGCAAAGCTCTATGCCCCAAGAAGGTTGAAGATGTATTTCAAAGTGATGAACCTTCTATTGGCACTATTATAAGAAAGTTTGGTGAGCCGCAAGCCAGAGCAGTGTTGGTCATATTGATAGCTGATGCCTTGGAGTTTTTCAATGTCGGTAATCCAATGTCGGCTACACAAGTCGCTACTACAGTAGATTTAATCATTGAAGAATATCCATATATGAAAACTGATGATTTTAAACTGTGTTTCAAGAACGCAATGAAAATGAAATATGGCAATATCTATAATAGAATTGATGGTCAGGTCATCATGAGTTGGCTTCGTGAATACAATAAAGAACGTTGTGCTGTTGCTGATAATCAGTCATGGAATTTTCATAAAGAGAATTTGTCGGAGGAAGTGGGCTATACAAGTGGCTTGTCGTATGAAGAATACCGGAACGAACTCAAACTTAGAGTTGAGCAAGGAGATGAAGAAGCTGCTAAAGCGTTAAGTCTCTCAAATGAAATAATCTCTTATCTAAACAAAAGAGAATATGGCAAACAAGAAGCAGAAGGTGACAATTTACTGGAACACTAGGCATATCAAACTTGAAGATATTCCTGAAGTGAAAAGAAGAATACGGGAGCGTTTTGGTATTCCTAATCACACAACTGTTAATGGTGAAACGGATTGTTATATCCGTGAGGAAGATATGGAATTGCTTCGGGAAACGGAAAAACGTGGCTTCATTCAAATACGTAATAAGCCCGCATGAAAATGGCGTTAAAATGGCGAAGTTTCTGTTTGCATAACTTGTCATTTTACGATAACTTTACTGATGTAATGAATTAAAAGTCAAACCAATATAATTAAATTATGGAAGTACAAAACATTAGAATTGACCTTATCAGTCCTTCTCCTTTGAATCCGAGAAAGACTTTTGATGAAGCAGCTCTTGAAGAGCTTGCAAGCAACATTGAAAAGCAAGGTTTATTGCAACCTGTCACTGTCAGAGTTGCTAAATCCGAGGAGATGACTAACCTAGAAACCGGAGATGTTACCCCATTACCTTACACATACGAAATTGTTTGCGGTGAGCGTCGTTTCCGGGCTGTGTCACTTTTGAAAGCAAAGGAAGATGAAGCGAATGTTGCAAAAATCAAAGCCCATCGAAAAAAGTCGGAAAAATTTCAGACAATATCCTGCATTGTCAGAGAAATGACAGATGATGAGGCTTTTGAAGCGATGATTACCGAGAATCTTCAAAGAAAAGATGTTGATCCCATCGAAGAAGCTTTTGCCTTTGCGCAGTTGGCTGAAAAAGGACGAACTTTGGAAGATATCGCTCTTAAAATAGGAAAGTCTACCCGGTTTGTATTTGACCGTATTAAATTGAATTCTCTTATTCCTGAACTAAAAGAGCGGGTAAGAAATGGAGATATACCATTGTCCGGTGCTATGATTCTTTCTAAATTGGATGAAGATACTCAAAAAGAGTTTCATGAGGAGGAGGAAGAACAATGTACTACTGCTATGATTCGAGAATTTGTGAGTAATTCTTTCATGGAGCTTGGTAACGCACCTTGGATTAAAGATGATTCCGATAATTGGGAAAATACTGATATTAAATCATGTTCTCAATGTGAGAATAATACGTGTAATCATGGTTGTTTGTTCTATGAAATGAATAGTAAGGATGCTAGATGTATCAATGCTGCTTGCTATGAGAAAAAACAGATTGCTTATGTGACGCGGAAAATTCAACTAGAATATGAACATCTTGTTAAAGTTGGCGAACCTCTTTCATTTGGAAAAACAGTAATTATCGCTAGACGTCCCGATACATATTGGGGAGAAGATAGAAAGGTTTTCTATGAAAAAACTTTGGAAGCTGTTAAACAACTTGGATTTGAAATAGTTGATCCTGATGAAATCTTTAGATGTAAGTGCTGGTATTCAGAAGATGATGAACGCACTTTGAAAATGCTTGAAGATGGAGAAGTTTATCGTTGTCTTTCATTTTTGGGACATTATTCTCCCGAATTTAACGTTAGTTTCTATTATGTTAGAAAAGCAACGGCTTCCTCTACTTCCGCCGTTGCCGATCTAAAAGAGATAGAAAGGGAAAAAATAAACGCCCAATTAAAAAGAGCGAAGGATATAGTCAAGGAGAAGTCTGCTGAAGAAATGCGCAAGTGGGCGCAAGAGAAAACATATTATCAGAGAACAAAAGAATTCTCTGAAAATGAACAACTTGTTTTTGATGTGCTGGTTCTTAGCGGTTGTAGCAGTACTTATCTTGAAAAACTGAATTTGAAAAAATGGAATGGTGAGAGTGATTTTGTAAATTATGTCAAGAACAACCAAGCTGACCGACACCAATGGTATAGAGCCTTTATTGCTGAATGCTTATCATCGAATAATGTGAATTTCTGCTCCTATTTGCAAAAGTGTCAGAAAATCCTTTTTGCAGAACAATATCCGGATGATTACAATGCGCTAACAAAGAAACTTGCAGATTCATATAGCAAGAAAGAGATGAAGCTCAAACAGCAACTCGAAGAACTTAATAACGATAACACAGAGGAAGCCTAACGGTTTCCTCTCTTTATTTGAAATGAAAATGAAAGACTATATAGAATTTCTAAAAGACAAGATGGCTATTAGCCACAATACTGGATTTGAAGTTAATCCTAATGAAATATCAACTTCTCTTTACCCTCATGTGAGAGATACCGTTCGTTGGGCGGTATCCGGTGGTTGCCGTGCCATATTCTCCAGTTTCGGTATGCAGAAAACAGTAACCCAATTGGAGATATGCAGAGTTATAATCAACCAGTATTTTGGTAAAGCTCTTATCGTTTGTCCTAAACGTGTAGTAGTAGAGTTTATCACCCAAGCTAAGGAGCACATGAACATGACAGTTAAGTATGTCAAGACCATGAGCGAAGTCAGAGCCTGCAAGTGTGATATAATGATTACCAACTATGAGCGTGTCCGTGACGGAGAAGACGGCGTAAGAATAGAACCTTCCTTTTTTACCGTTACCTCATTGGATGAAGCAAGCGTATTGAGAGGGTTCGGCACCAAGACATACCAAGAGTTCCTACCGCTGTTCGCCGATGTGCCTTTCCGCTTTGTTGCCACTGCCACGCCGTCACCTAACAGATACAAGGAGCTGATACATTATGCCGGATATCTTGGAGTGATGGATACAGGTCAAGCCCTTACACGTTTTTTTCAACGTGATAGTACCAAAGCTAATAATCTAACGCTTTATCCACACAAAGAAAAAGAATTTTGGCTGTGGGTATCAACTTGGGCATTGTTCCTAACCAAGCCTTCCGACCTCGGTTATCCTGATACCGGCTATGAATTGCCGGAACTGCGGGTACATGAAGAAGTGGTTAGCGTTGACAATTCCACTGCCGGTACAGACCGTGACGGACAAGTGAAGATGTTTCGTGAGGCTGCTCTCGGACTTGCTGATGCAGCGAAAGAACGTCGGGACAATATGGCAGAGAAGATTGCCCGTGTCGTAGAGATTATTAATCGTCCTGAAAACAAGGACGAGCATTTCCTTTTGTGGCATGACCTTGAGAGTGAGCGGGAAGCCCTTTGCAAGGCTATCCCCGGTTGCAAAGCTGTTTATGGCTCGCAGGATGATGAGGAAGCCGACAAGGTGATAGCGGACTTCAAAAACGGGAGATTGAAATACCTGGCCGCAAAGCCTGAAATGCTTGGTGAGGGTTTGAACTTCCAGTACCATTGTCATAAGGCTATCATGTTCATCGACTACCGGTTCAATGACAAGTTTCAGGCGATAGCCCGTATCTACCGTTTCATGCAAAAACATCCTGTAGACCTTTACTTGGTCTATGCAGAAAGTGAAGGAGAGATATTCAAAAGCTTTATGCAGAAATGGGCGCAGCATCGTGAAATGGTTTCTAAAATGACTGATATCGTCCGTGAGAACGGTCTGTTCGGTTTGCAGGCAGAGGAGAAGATGATGCGCTGGATGTTTGCCAGCCGTGAAGAAAAATCCGGTAAACTGTGGAAAGCCATCAATAACGACAATGTTTTGGAGTGTCAGAAAATGGAAAGCAACTCGGTGGATTTGGTTGTAACCAGCATCCCTTTTTCCAATCATTACGAATATACGCCGACCTATAACGATTTCGGGCATAATGAAAGCAACGACAAGTTCTTCGAGCAGATGGACTACCTCACACCAGAACTGATGCGGATATTGAAGCCTGGGCGGCTGGCTTGCATCCATGTGAAAGACCGTGTATTGTTCGGTAATGCCACAGGTGACGGTATGCCCACCATCGACCCGTTCTCCGAAATGACGGTATTTCACTACATGAAACACGGATTCCGCTACATGGGGCGTATCACAGTAGATACCGATGTGGTAAGGGAGAATAACCAGACCTACCGCCTTGGCTATACAGAGATGTGCAAAGATGGTTCTAAGATGGGTATTGGTTGCCCTGAATATGTGCTTCTTTTCCGTAAACTGCCTTCTGATACTTCACGTGCCTATGCAGATTTGCCAGTAACCAAGAATAAGAATGAATATTCGTTAGCCCGCTGGCAAATAGATGCTCATGCAAGTTGGAAATCTTCAGGTAATACTTTGTTAAGCTATGAAGATATGAAAGTTGCCGGTATTGACAAGATACGCCATTTGTTTAGAAACTATGAGCGTGAACATATATACAATTATGAAGAACATGTTGCTTTCGCTGAAGAATTAGAAGTTTACGGTAAACTACCAAAAACATTTATGGCCGTAGATCCTGTAAGTAAGAAACCTTGGATTTGGGATGACGTTACCCGGATGCGTACACTCAATACCAAGCAGTCACAGAAAAAACGTCAAAATCATATTTGTCCTCTTCAGCTTGATATTGTTGAGAGGTTGATTGAACGGTATTCAAATAAAGGAGACTTGGTATTCGACCCATTTGGCGGTATCGGTACTGTTCCTTACTGTGCTATTAGATTGGGGCGTAAAGGGCTCTCTACCGAGTTGAATTATGACTATTGGAAAGACAGCCTTTCATACTTGCATGAAGCTGAAATTGAAGTGAATGCACCGACGCTATTTGATTTGATGGAAGCTATTTAATCTAAATAAGAATGGATATGTATTTGTATAAAAACAGACCACCGCCTTTATTAAATAGTGTGAGATTATTCTTAGTCTAACAATTTAACCCGATCGATATGATAACATTGAATAGGTTTGCCCAGAGATGCTTGAATATCATGAGGAAGCGCTTTAAGATGAATGAGCATAGCTCAAGAAAAGCGTTTAGCATAAGAATTGAAGCCGTTTGGAGAAAATTCGATATTGCTTCTAAATATAGGAGTGATAATCTTCCTAAATATTCGGAAGATGAAGAATTGGCAGCCGAGATGATAATTTACCTTGTTGCCTATTTAAAAAGATTTGGTTGTGAGGACATTGAACAGCTTATCAAAGATAAGATAGAGTTCGATGATAGAAAAAATGATTAGGTGTTGTTACTGACTGTTTGTGTTGTTGATTTTGTGTTGTTGATTTTAATATAGTTAGTTATGACAGAGATTATTCAAGTCTGCCTACTTGATTTTAATAAGGGGCAGCTCATGGGATTGCCGAAAAATCCACGTTTTTTTCGTGATTACCGCTTTGAAGCGATGAAGAAAAGCATTCAGGATTCGCCAGAGATGCTTGAACTTCGAGAACTTATAGTTTTTCCCTACAATGATGGCAGATATATTGTTGTTTGTGGTAATTTACGTTTGCGAGCTTGCAAGGAGTTAGGTTATAAAGAACTGCCTTGTAAAATTCTGGCACCTGATACCCCCGTTAAGAAGTTGAGGGAATATGCCACTAAAGATAATGTCAATTTTGGTGAGAATGATTTGGACGTTATGGAAAACGAGTGGAATAAGGCGGAACTCCAAGATTGGGGCATCGAATTTGCCCCGGAGAAGAAAGAGGATGAATTTAAAGAGCGCTTCGATGCCATCACGGATGATACAGCCATTTATCCTCTCATTCCAAAGTATGACGAAAAACATGAGTTGTTTATCATCACCTCAAGTAATGAGGTAGATAGTAATTGGCTTCGTGAAAGGCTGGATATGCAGCACATGAAGTCGTACAAGACCGGGAAAGTAAGTAAGAGTAATGTAATCGACATAAAAGACGTTCGCCATGCCTTGCAAAATAGTAATACCAAGTCATAAGCGCCATGACCGGGTGTTCGCTAAAAAGTTGGTGAACGATCCTATCATTTGCGTTGCTGAAAGTCAAGCTGACTTATATCAACAATTTAACCCGGAATGTGAAATTGTTACTCATCCTGACGACGTTATGGGCCTCATCCCGAAACGTAACTGGATGGCAAAGCATTTTGGAGAACTTTTCATGCTTGATGATGATGTCCATGCCTGCAAACCTATTTATGTGGAAAAAGGAGAACCTAGCCGGATAAAGGATAAAGATAAGATAACCAATATCATTCAGTCATTATTTGAGATGGCCAGTATGATGGATGTACATCTGTTTGGCTTCACCGCTCGGATATCGCCGGTAATGTATGATGAATCCGCTTTTCTTTCTCTTTCGAAAATGATAACCGGTTGCAGTTATGGAGTAATCTATAACAAAAACACTTGGTGGAATGAGGAAATACGTTTGAAGGAAGATTTTTGGATTTCTTGTTACATGAAGTACAAAGAACGTAAGGTTTTAACCGATTTGCGGTATAATTTTGAGCAAAAGAACACTTTTGTAAACGCTGGTGGGCTTGCTTCTATAAGGAATCAGGAAGAGGAACGTAAATCTATCCTCTTTATCAAAAAGAATTTTGGTGATAGTATTTTGCTAAAGAGTGCAACCACTAATGGGAAAGACAAAACAAAGCAGCTCGTTCAATATAATATATCATGCAAATTCAAATTCTAATAGTCTGTAAAAAAGGCGTTTAAATGGCGTCCATTCTGTTTGTCATATTCGCCTTTTTTAGCTAATTTTACTGATGTAATAAACTAAAAGTCAAACCATTAAATTAGAATTATGATTATAAGAACAGTTTGCGGATATGATTTCTTTGAGGTGAGTTCTGCAATGCAGAAAGCCATTAGGCGAGCCGACACCGGGGTAGCCGGCTTTTTTGCATTGGAACTTTGGGCGAGTGGGTACCGCGACTATGTGTGGAAGCGTCTGTTTACCATTAGTGCTGAAGATTGCTATGGAATCATTACTAAAGAGATAGAAGCATTGTGGCAGGGGCATGAGCTGGTAAACAAGACTGCTACTGAACCCAAAGGGAGGATATTTGTCAGTAAAGCTGTTATTCTCCTTTGTGAATGTAGAAAGAATCGTGATGCGGATCATTTGCAAAACTTCATCTATGATAGAAAGGATATTGATATAGAAAAGTGGATAAATGATGTCAGGCGTTACCCTATTCCTATTCCAGATTACACTTTCGATGTACATACACGAAAGGGTAAAAAACATGGGAGAACCAAAGAAGAATTCTTTCAGGAAGAATACAAGGCGTTACAACCTCGTGTTCCTGGTTTATTCGATGATTTGGTTCAACCCAGTCAACCAAAGTTATTTAATGATGAAACCACGGCTAAGTAGCTGTGGTTTCATCATTTTTCATATAAGTCAAACCAATTTAATTAAAAAAATGAACACGTATTACAAATTTGCGCCAAATGTATTTTTGGCAAAGTGTGATGAGAAGCACGAAAAAGGTGAAACTATTGAAGTTACCACCAAGTATGGAAAAGAAAATGAATGTATTGTTTTCAACCTCATTTACGAACGTGATGGATTCTATTACTACTCAATCGTACGGGCTGATGGCTTTAATGTGCAAGAGTGGGCCAAACAAAGAGCTGAACGTCGTCATGAATGGGCTACATCTGCTGTACAGAAAAGCTGTGAATATTACAACAAGTCCAATAAAGATAAGGATTTTCTTTCTCTAGGTGAGCCTATCAAAGTGGGACATCATAGCGAGAAGCGACACAGAAAAGCGATAGATGATGCGTGGAACAATATGGGGAAAAGCGTTGAGTTTAGCGATAAGGCTGCCGAACATGAAAGAGTTGCGAAGTATTGGGAAAAAAGGGCTAATACGATAAACTTGTCCATGCCGGAAAGTATAGATTTCTACGAACATAAGTTGGAACAAGCAAAAGAATATCACGAAGGATTGAAGTCCGGTAAGTACCGACGCGAGCATACATACGCTATGGCTTATGCCAATAAAGCAGTAAAAGAGGCTAAAAAAAATTATGACCTTGCAGTAAAGCTGTGGGGCGATGTTTAATAATTTGTAGTATCTCAAATAATTTACTATGAGAGAATTATCAAAAGAAACCTCATTACAAAGGGTAATGAGGGCTTCAGGTCGTGTACCTGTACAATGCTCATGCAGTGTTTGTAAACAACAATGTCATACGCCATGTTTAGGTACTCCTGATGATATTGAACGAATTATTGATGCAGGTTATGCCGACAGGTTAGCGCTGACGAACTGGGCTGCTGGTATATTCTTAGGGGTTATTAATATTGCTATTCCGATGATTCAACCTGTTTCCGGCAAAGAGTTTTGTGCTTTCTTCGAAAATGGACTGTGTATCTTACATGATAAGGATTTGAAACCCACTGAAGGGCGTTTGTCTCACCATACTGTCAGGAAGGATAACTTCAATCCAACTATGAGTATTGCTTGGAACGTTGCGAAAGAATGGCTGATGCCAGAGAATGAGGATGTACTTTCTCGTGTAGTAAATAAATTCTTGAATGCGAGGAAGCCATGAATGTGTATCAATCAATACCTCGTAGAGATTGTAGGGTGTTTGCTAAATGTGGGGCAAAATCCTTATCACATTGCCGGCGGCATCGTGGAACTGATGGTGAGTGTAAAAACTGTACTCTTATTCATCGCAAACCTCGCAATCGTATTATAGATGCTTCAGGACGTGAGATGAAAAAATGTACACACTGCGGAAATTACTTCTACTTGAACCGGTTCTACAATCGTATAGTAGTGAGAAAAGGTAAGGAATATCATTTATTGACTTCTTGGTGCCGCATGTGTATGTCTGAAATCAATAATCAAAGAAATTTGAAGAAAAGAAATGAGTAGTATAAATTTATTATATATTGACCTGTTTTGTGGAGCAGGTGGAACCTCGACAGGAGTGGAATCTGCAAGAATTGATGGTAAACAGTGTGCTAAAGTAATAGCCTGCGTCAATCACGATGCCAACGCCATTGCAAGCCATGCGGCCAATCATCCGGATGCATTGCATTTTACGGAAGATATTCGCACGCTGGAACTTTCCCCGCTAATTGAACATCTTGCCAAATGTAAGGCTCAATATCCGGGTGCAGCGGTCGTTCTTTGGGCGAGCCTGGAATGTACGAACTTCTCCAAAGCAAAAGGTGGGCAACCTCGGGACGCTGATAGTCGCACACTTGCTGAACATCTTTTCCGGTACATTGAAGCTATTTGCCCGGATTACATTCAGATTGAAAACGTTGAAGAATTTATGAGTTGGGGTGATATGGACGAAAACGGAAAGCCTATCAGCATGGATAAAGGTAGACTATATCAAAGATGGGTACGCAACGTAAGAAAGTATGGCTACAACTTTGATTTCCGTATTCTCAATGCTGCCGACTATGGTGCATATACTACTCGAAAACGCTTCTTTGGTATATTTGCCAAAAATGGATTACCGATAGTATTTCCACAACCCACTCACTGTAAAAACGGTAAACAAGATATGTTTGGTTGTTTGGAAAAGTGGCGCCCGGTTAAAGAGATACTGGATTTTTCCGATGAAGGAACAAGTATTTTTCGTGAGAAGCCACTTGCTGAAAAGACAATGGAACGTATCTATGCCGGCCTGATAAAATTTGTAGCCGGGGGCAAAGATGCTTTTCTTATCAAATATAATTCCATGAGCCGGACTGGAAAATATAATGCCCCTGGGATTGACGAACCATGCCCGGTAGTAGCTACGCAAAACAGACTGGGAGTTGCGCAGGTATGCTTTCTTTCAAAACAGTTCAGTGGACACCCCGAAAGCAAGAATGTTTCTATTAATGAACCAGCCGGAACAATTACATGCAAAGACCATCATGCGTTTGTATCAGCCCATTACGGTAACGGATTTAACCGCTCAATAAATGAACCGTCTGCAACCGTAACAACGAAGGATCGGTTATCTCTCGTTTCTCCATATTTCATAGACCAGCAATATGGAAACAGCAAACCTTCATCTACAGAAAAGCCGCTTGGATGTATTACCGCCAATCCTAAATACAATCTTGTTAGCTGCAAGCCGTGGATTATGAATACAAACTTCTCCAACGTTGGTAGTAGCATAGAAGATCCCGCACAAACAATCACTGCAAATAGAAAGTGGCACTACCTAATGAACCCTCAATTTAATAGTGCAGGTGGTTCCATTGATAACCCATGCTTCACTCTCATAGCACGTATGGATAAAATGCCGCCTTATTTGGTCGCAACCGAAACTGGACGTGTGGCAATCGAGATTTATGATACCGACAGCCCTATGACCAAAAAAATAAAAGAGTTCATGGGCTTATACGGGATAGTTGATATTAAAATGCGGATGCTACGCATACCTGAACTAAAGCGTATCATGGGATTTCCAGAAAACTATGTGTTAATTGGTACACAGGCTGACCAAAAGAAATTCATAGGGAATGCAGTCGAAGTTAACATGGCACGTGTTCTCTGTGAATGTATTAGTAAAAAGTTACGTGAACTAGGGTCAGTTGCAGCATAAAATGGCGTTAAATTGGCGAATGTTCTGTTTGTAAAACTTGTCAATAATGATTACCTTTATAGATGTAAAGAACTAAAAGTCAATCAATATGAAGAGGAATGAAAAAATAGCAAAATTAGAAAGACTAGGTATTTTCAATCAATGGAAATATAATACAGAAAGAGCAAATGAGACATTTAATATTGAGTGTCCTGACTTCTCAATGACAAATGAAGAGCGGATGAACAATTTGTTAGATGTTGATTGCTGTTTTCATTGGTTTCTAACTATTTCATTCCCTTTTAATAATACTCCTGAAGGCGTTGCTTTTTGGAATGATATTGCAAAAAAATAATTAAAATAAATATAGAAAGGAATCAAATGAATCTGCAATCTAAAATAGATTACTCTATCGCTTTACTTCGCAAATGTGAACAGATGGCACTTGACTACGACCCGGATAATGGCTTTTATTTAGCTTTCTCCGGCGGCAAGGATAGTCAAGTCCTCTACCATCTTGCGGTAATGGCAGGAGTAAAATTCAAGGCTCACATGAACCTTACGAGCATTGACCCTCCGGACGTTATTCGATTTGTGAAGAGGAATTACCCAGACGTGGAACTGATAAAGCCTAAAATGTCTATTTATGACATGGCTCTAAAAAAGCATATAATTCCTACACGAACGATGCGCTGGTGCTGTGCTGAATTTAAAGAAATGTCCGGTGCAGGTAAAGTCACCTTGATCGGCATTCGTAAAGCTGAAAGTGTGCGGCGCTCTAAACGTGAAGAAATTGAGATTAGCAGCCATAAATTCAGCGGGAATTTCGACCAATTTTCCGAGCATAAAGAAAATATGGTTACATGCGTCAATGGAAAAGATAAGATTCTTGTCTCGCCTATTCTTTACTGGACTGAACGTGAAGTTTGGCAGTATCTTAACTCAAATAATATACCGCACTGCAAATTATACGATGAAGGCTATAAGCGTATTGGATGTATTCTTTGCCCGATGTCTAACTACAAACAGAAGCTAAAAGACTGCCAGCGTTTTCCTCATGTGAAGCGAAAGTGGATACAAACAATTCAAAAACTGATTGATGCGGGATATCTCAATCGTAACTTCACCGATGCCGAATTTGGGTTTAATTGGTGGATAAGTGATAAAAGTTTCAATCAATATTATGCAGACGAAGTGCTGCAGCAGAAGATAGTGTTTAACTAATAACAAAATAGATATGAAGATAATAGCAAAACAAGGTTCAGCGCTTGAGAAGCTACTGAAACAAATGAATGAACGGCTTTTGCGTGAACAAGACGAAGCTAAAGATATGATTCAGGAATATTGCGGTTCAAGACCAGATAGCATCGGTTATGTTTGGGCGTTTGGCTTCACTGCCGAGTGGTTTTATACACTTATAGGTTTTGAAAACAAGGAGTTTGTTCCTGAAAAATTGGTTCTGAATAATGAAGATAAGAAGCATCCGTGTTGGAAAATCAATAAACGAAAGAAGGAGGGTCGAGAATTTATAGACAAATGGTGTAAAAAATTCCGAGGTATAGATGGTAAGCCTCTTAATAGGTTTGGGATTCCAGTGATGCACGAAGAAACAGGACGCTACTTCCATTGGCTTCCACTTGAAAAAGATGGTGTTTATTACGTTTCAGTAGGTTCTTCCATTCTTGAATGTATGCCATCGGCAAAAAGTGAGCAGTTTGAGATAGAGGTTTAACGTATAACAATGAAGTAATGAACATCGGATTAATTGACGTTGACGGTCATTACTTTCCAAATTTCGCTCTTATGCGTGCCTCTGCATATCATAAGGCAAAAGGCGATCAAGTAGAATGGGCTACACCTTTCAGCAGATACGACAAGGTGATGGCAAGTAAGGTGTTTACTTTCACTCCGGATTTCAACTATCTGATATTGCAGGCTGATGTAATCGAAAAAGGTGGTACCGGGTATAATATTGCAAGCAGGCTTTCTGATGATGTAGAAAACAGTTTGTTGATGGACTACTCCATTTATCCCCAATATCCTTTTTCCATACAGTTTTTTAGCAGGGGATGTATTCGGAAATGCCCGTTCTGCCTCGTTCGTGAGAAAGAGGGATACATTCAGACCGTTGAGCCGGTGGAGTTGAACCCGAAAGGAAAGTGGATTGAAGTGTTAGACAACAACTTTTTTGCGAACCCGGAATGGAAAAATGCCGTAAGCTATCTTTTGAAAACTAGACAACCTATAAAGTTACATGGCGTAGATGTTCGCATAATGGACGAAGAACAGGCGTATTGGTTGAATAAACTAAAGATGAAACAGAATATTCACATTGCTTGGGATTTACCTCAAATAGATTTGACTGATCGGCTGAAAGAAATGATCAAGTATGTGAAGCCTTATAAGATTACTTGCTATGTCTTGGTCGGCTTCAATTCTACCATTGAGCAGGATTTGTTTCGGCTTAACACATTGAGGAGTTTAGGTATTACTCCGTTTGTTCAACCCTACCGGGATTTCACGAATAAAAGAAAGCCTAAACAATATGAGTTAGACCTTGCAAGGTGGGCAAATAAAATGTGGCTGTTTAAGTCATTTGACTTTGTAGACTTTTCGCCTCGTAAGGGATTTAGATGCGATTATTATTTAAAGCAATTTGCGTAAAACTAATAAAAATGAAAGCAATAACAATAAAACAACCGTGGGCCTCTTTGATAGTCCACGGTATTAAAGACATTGAGAACCGTACTTGGCCGTGTCCTAAGAAATATTTAGGGCAGAGGGTACTGATTCATGCAAGCGGTAAACCTTTGAATTACGATAATTTCTATGATTCAATACTTACCAATGAGCAGTTATTGGCATTACCGGAAAACAAAGAGTGGAAAGATTTTAGTTTTTGTACAGGCTCCATTATCGGTAGCATTGAGATAGTGGATTGTGTACAGAATCATTCTTCCATCTGGGCTGAAAAAGAAGTTTATAACTGGGTATTAGCTAATCCAATACTTTTTGAAAGTCCTATTGAGAATGTAAAAGGTAGACTTTCTTTTTGGGATTATCTTGGTATCAAATAAGTAGAAATTGAACGTTCTGAATGCGGAAGTATAGAGAAAACTGTTGAATAATACAACCACTCTTTTCCCTATATTCTTGTACAGTTACAATAAATATAATAATTGGGTATATAATCATTTGTTTGTAGAATCAGCTATAAATTCATGAAAAAGAGAGTTAATAGTCTGAATTACGATTTCTTTTTCTGTATCATATCCAGATATAGGAAGTTCGAGGGCAATAATGTTATTGAATATATCAAATTTCTTTAATAAAGAAATTGTTTTGAGAGTTGATTGCGAGCTCATTGAATTGAATAGTATGACTGTTAACTCATCTGAGGATAATTGTGCTCTAAATATTTTAGAATAGTCATTGGGGTATTTAAAATTTTGGATTGAATCCAACAGATAATATATGTTTCTATGGTATTGCCCTAAATATTGTCCATATTGCCCATATAAATAATCTCCGACATTTCTTATGAACTTATAGAGCTGTTGGTATCTTTTTTCTATACAAATCCTATTACAGATTGATGCAACAATTATACGATACATTTCATGAATTTTGCTTGACATTATTATGCCTTTTATTTCGTATATAGTATCGTAATAATATTTGGGATCCCTACTTTTTAATAATACATTTAATTCTGTAGTTGAATGAACTCCAAACTTAGTATAAATCTCCAGAAATGCTTGCTCGTCTAACTTACTGACTTGTGTTAATTCTGATGGAAATTTTTCTCCATCTTTTATAAAATGATATATTACATAAGCATAGAATAATGAACGCGCTTCATGTGCGTATGCTTTGAATGCTTCAATTCCTGTTTTCTCAATTTGGTGTTCAGTATATTTGTTGGTGTCGACTTGATGCTGATATAATCCCAACAAATTATAAAATGTTGACCTTTCATTATCAATTTGTCTATTTATTTGTGAGTCTTTTATTGTATAAAGTACTCCAATGAAAGCAAGTAATCCTGTAATTGAACCTAAATAACTGCCGAAATCAGCAAAATCATTATGATTATAGGACAGTCCGTGATGAAATCTATATACATATACTAATATTAATATTAGAGTAAATATGGCTGTTGCAATTAATGCGTATTTGATTATATCTATTTGCGGTCTTTTCATTTTATTTGATTTTATATTTTATACAGCTACAAATGTAGTGTATTCTATTTTGAAGTTAATGTTTTTTTGAGTTTTTTACTAACAATATGTTGAATTTGGATATACGAGAGTTTGATATATCCTTTATTTTTTTGTGATGATGAGAAGAATGATTGTAACCGGCAGTGAGGGGTTTATAGGAAAAGCCCTTTGCCGCGAATTGACAAAAAGAGGTGTTGAAGTCATAGGACTTGATCGAAAGTCTGGTACTGAAGCCACAAAAGTATGTGAGCTCCTGAAAAATGGGGGTATTGATTGTGTGTTCCATTTGGCGGCGCAAACTAGTGTGTTTAATGGAAACCTGGAACAGATCAGGAAGGATAACATTGATACTTTCATGCGAGTAGCTGATGCTTGCAATCAAAATCATGTGAAGTTAATATATGCCAGTTCGTCAACGGCTAATCCGGAGAATACCACTTCTATGTATGGAATAAGCAAGTATTTCGATGAACAGTATGCATCTATCTATTGTAAGGCTGCGACCGGGTGCCGGCTGCATAATGTATATGGACCTAATCCGCGAAAAAGAACTCTTCTCTGGTTCCTGATGGAAAAGGAAAATGTGTCATTATACAACTGTGGTCAGAATATCCGGTGCTTCACTTACATAGATGATGTCATTGAGGGGCTTATCTATTCGGTGGGTTGTAACCGGCAACTTATCAATATTTGTAACGTCCAACCTGTGACTACTATGTATTTTGCTTCTTTAGTAAGATACTACAAACCGCTTGAAATTGAGCTAATTAATGAAAAACGGGATTTTGACAATTTAGAGCAGTCGGTGAACCGGGATATCTATTTAGTACCTTTGTCTTACACATCTGTCGAGGACGGAGTAAAGAAGATCTTTGATGAAAGGAAAGGGAAAGATATGTCGTATTGACGACTGGGATAAGCCGGAAGCGGTGAAATGTAAGAGCTGGTCTCATCAGGAACGGTTATGTGATCTGAAAGAAAAGGTATCATTTCATAAAAAGGGTGATATCTATTACATCTCCCAGTTCACCCGTTCCAAGACTGGTACCAGCTTTTCAGAAATTAAACAGTCGGAGGAACTTGCATCATTCTTTGCAGAGAGAGCGTGTGAGTTTCTCCACCGCTTCATTGTAGGGGGATGTGAAGGATGGTGTATAGTCACCACACCGCGACGGAGACACTACGAGGGCTTTCATTTTTCAACCTCTATCTGTACGAAAATTGCGGGGGCGGTGAAAATACCATTCTATGAGAATGCAATCCAGTGCCTAACTAAAGATAGATTGAATCCAGAATTCTTTCTTCTTCGTCCGATAAAGGAAAAGAAAATAATAGTGTATGATGACATATTAACAACTGGCAGCACACTGCTTGCCACCTATGAGCTTTTAAAGGATAGAGAGCAGCTTCTTTTTCTCGTAGGAATAAATAACAAATGATATGGGAAAGCAAGAGAAACCATTAACATTCAAGCAAGAGAAATTCTGTAAATACTACGTTGATACAGAAGGTAATGCTAGTGAAGCATATAGGATGTCTTATGATGCGTCAAAGATGAAACCTGAAACGATTTGGAGTGCTGCTAGCAGATTGTTAGCCAATAGCAAGGTTAGTGCAAGGATAAGTGAGATTAAGCAACAGAGGGCGAAAGAGACTGAAGTAGAGAGGAAAACGGTCGAGAAGGTATTAATGGATATTGTACTCGCTGATCCCGATGATTTACATTATGTAGACCCTGTTACCGGGAAAACAAAGATGAGAAGTCCGTCCCAACTTCCAAAGCGCGCCCGTAATGCGTTGAAGAAGATTCAGAATAATAGAGGAGTGGTTAATTATGAGTTCAACGGCAAGACAGAAGCCGCCCGGATTCTTGGTGCCTGGAATGGATGGGAAGCCGATAAGAATGTCAATATCAAAGGTGGAGACGGAAATAAAGTCGGTGAACTTCGTATCGGCTTTGAAGATAATGAGAATTCGGAAGAATAGAACAATTTGAACTGCAAAATTCGGTATTCACCCTACGGAGAAACCTTACTTTTAGAACAATATGGTTATAAATTATAAGAAGCTAAATCCTAACGGATTCTATCTATTGAAGTACTTGAATGATGAGACTATCCGTTTTATCATTCTCTATGGTGGTTCATCTTCCGGTAAGTCGTATAGTGTGGCACAAACCATACTGATACAGACGTTACAGGATGGGGAAAACACTCTTGTCATGCGTAAGGTAGGAGCTTCTATTCTCAAAACCATTTATGAAGATTATAAAGTCGCTGCGGCCGGTCTTGGCATCTCCCATTTGTTCAAATTTCAACAGAATACTATTAAATGTCTGGTAAATGGTGCGAAGATAGATTTCTCCGGTCTTGACGATCCGGAGAAGATAAAAGGTATCTCTAACTATAAGCGAGTTCAGTTAGAGGAATGGTCAGAGTTCGAGCATCCGGATTTCAAACAGCTACGTAAGCGTTTACGTGGTAAGAAAGGGCAGCAGATTATTTGTACCTTTAACCCGATCAGTGAAAGCCATTGGATAAAGAAAGAGTTTATTGATAAAGATAAATGGCATGATGTACCGATGACTGTTACCATTGCCGGCAAAGAGTTGCCGGAAGAACTTACCAAGGTCAAATCCGTAAGAAAGAACGCACCCAGGCAAATACTTAATCTTCGTACTAAGCAAATCGAGGAACAGGCCCCTAATACAGTTATTATCCAATCTACCTATTTGAATAATTTTTGGGTTGTTGGTAGTCCTGACGGTACGTATGGTTTCTATGATGAGCAATGTGTTGCCGACTTTGAGTATGATAGAGTTCACGATCCGGACTATTACAATGTGTACGCATTGGGAGAATGGGGTGTCATTCGTACCGGTAGTGAGTTCTTCGGTTCCTTCAATCGTGGCAAACATTCCGGTGAGCATAAGTATGTTCCGGACTTACCTATTCATATCTCTGTCGATAACAACGTGCTTCCGTATATCAGCGTATCATATTGGCAGGTCGATTTCACAACTGGTACCAAGGTTTGGCAATTCCATGAAACGTGTGCTGAAAGCCCCAACAATACAGTAAAGAAAGCTTCCAAACTTGTTGCAAAGTATCTGAAATCTATCCAATATTCTGATAGGTTATATGTACATGGTGATGCATCAACGAAAGCGGCAAACAGCATTGACGATGAGAAGCGTTCCTGGATGGACTTATTCATAGATACATTGCAGAAAGAAGGATTCGAGATTGAAGATAAGGTAGGCAACAAGAATCCGAGTGTTGCCATGACCGGTGAGTTTATCAATGCTATCTTTGATTGTACTGTTCCCGGTATAGAGATACACATTGACGAATCATGTTCGGTATCTATTGAGGACTACATGAGCGTACAGAAAGATGCTAACGGTGCCATTCTTAAAACTAAGGTCAAGAATAAAACTACCTTGCAGACTTATGAGGAGCACGGACACCTGTCTGATACGTTCCGATATGTCGTTGTGGATTTGTGTAGTGAGCAGTATATAGAGTTTAGTAACCGGCGAAAAAGAAACTTGTATGCTTGTAATGGCACTATTAATTTCTTCAATCCAGATACCGAATGTAAATACACTAAGAAGATTCTATATGTGATGCCGAATGTTAATGGGAAATTTGTTCTTATACAAGCGTTTAGATGTGGAAATAAATGGCATGTTGTTGATGTCGTATTTATGGATACTACTTCAACAGAAGATATACGTTCTTCTATTTTGTCCCATGAATCTGATTCATGTGTAATTGAATGTACGGATGCTTATTTCCCTTTTATTCGGGAACTCCGTTCTAGTACAAACAAGGAGATTCGTGTAATGAAAGAGTTTCCGGATGTAGATAAGCGTATTGCTGCAACATCTGATTATGTGAAAAATAGTATTCTTTTTTCTGCATCAAAAGTAGAATCTGATACGGAATATGTTGCCTTCATGAATAACCTGATGGACTATAATAAAGATAGTGAAACAAAAGAGGCCAGTGCTGTTTTGAGTGGGCTAGTACAGTTCGTTGTAAAATTAGGTTTGAATTGAATTACGTTATATGTGATTGAAAATAAGGATGTTATATTGTTGGTGTTATGTTTTCGTAATTTCAAGATTTTAGTGTTTTGGAAAACGGTTTTCCTTTTTACTTAGTTTTGCTCAAAAAGGAACCCAATGAATATTTTTTTTGATAATCTATTTGGAAAGAAATCTAAGACTAAAGGTGAAGTTGAAATAGTTACTTCATCTGAAAATAAGGATATAGATACTCAAAGTGGCAAGACTGAAAAATGGTCAGTTGCATACATTGAGGACCTTACTAGTCCTATTGTAGCGGGCAGTAACTATCTAACGCTATTCAGTACGATACCTGAAGTCTTTTTCCCGATCGATTATATTGCATCGCGAATTGCAGGTGCTAATTTTCAATTGAAGAAAACTAAGGATGACAGTATAGTATGGGCGAATAAACGAATGAATGGCATACTTAGTCGTCCTAATTGTTTGATGCGTTGGAAAGAATTGATTTATCAGCACCATATTTATAAATTGTGTACAGGGAATAGCTTTATTCGTGCCGCTATGCCTGATGTCTTTTCTACAGCTGAAAAATGGAGATATTGCGATAATTATTGGGTGCTACCTTCTGATAAGACTATTGTAGAACCTGTTTACGGGAATATGCCATTGTTTGGCATTGCCCAAACAGAAGATATTATTCGTAGCTATCGTTTGGAGTATGGTTGGAATGGTAGTTTGGAAATTCCTCCATACCAAATATGGCATGATAGAGACGGAAGTGCAGAGTTCTATTCAGGGGCTATGTTCTTGAAGTCCAAAAGTCGTCTTGCTTCCCAAAATAAGCCAATGTCAAATCTAATAGCTGTATATGAAGCTAGAAATGTGATTTATGTAAAGCGGGGTGGATTGGGCTTTATTGTAAGTAAGAAAACTGATGCTACCGGTTCAATAGCGTTGACTGACGATGAAAAGGAACAGCTTTTGAAGCAAAATTTTGAGAAGTATGGTGTAAGGAAGGGCCAGGTACCTTATGGTATTTCAGATGCAGACATTGACTTTGTTCGTACTAATCTTTCTATTGCAGAGTTACAGCCGTTTGAAGAGACTTTGGCTGATGCAATAAATATTGCAGGGGCATACGGCATCCCTGCCGTTCTTGTTCCGCGAAAAGACCAGTCCACATTTAGCAATCAGGCTACTGCTGAAAAGAGCGTATATTGTTCAACTGTTATTCCTATGGCCAAACAATTCTGCAAGGATTTTACAGCTTTCCTTGGTCTTGAAGGAGGGGGATATTATTTGGATTGTGATTTCTCTGATGTTGATTGTTTGCAGGAAGGATTGAAAGAATCCGAGGACGTAAAGACAAATATAAATAAACGTTGTCGTGAACAATTCTCATGTGGGCTTATAACACTCAATGACTGGCGTGCCCAAATAGGCGAAAGTATGATAGAAAATCCCTTGTTTGACAAATTGAAATTTGATATGTCAGATGAGGAACTGGATAAAGTAAATCGAGTTTTTAACACTAAAAGTGGAGATGAAAAAGATGGAAGAGAAAATCAAAAGCCTTCAGTACAAGACAAAGGCAAATGATGTTGATGAGAAGGGTATCGTTACCGTTGCGGTGAACGGTATCGGTGTGAAGGACTCACAAAATGACATATCTATGCCCGGCTCATTCAATAAGACATTGAAAGAAAATATTGGTCGGATGCGTTGGTTCCTGAATCATCGTACAGACCAGTTGTTAGGTGTTCCGTTGAGTGGTAAGGAAACAGAAGGTAATTTGGTTATGGTCGGTCAGTTAAATCTTGAAAAACAGATCGGCCGTGATACGTTAGCTGATTATAAACTGTTTGCAGAGAATGGCAGAACACTTGAGCATTCTATTGGGGTCAAGGCCATTAAAAGAGATTCTGTTGATCCCTGTAAAGTGCTTGAATGGCGTATGATGGAATATTCAACATTGACAAGTTGGGGGAGTAATCCCCAGACTTTCCTTGTGAATATTAAGTCTGCTACTGCCGACCAGGTAAAGGAGGCTGTTGATTTCGTTCGGAAAGCGTTCTTGCAGCATGGATATAGTGATGAACGTTTAAAAGGATACGATATGGAATTAAGTTTATTATTGAAGAGCCTCAACGGTGGTGCCGTTGTCTCATGTCCTCATTGTGGTCATCAATTTGATTATGATGCAGAAACAGAGCATACCTTTGCCCAACAGGTATTAGATTATGCTGCTGATTATCAGAGATGGATAACACAGGACATTGTAAGGGAAGAAATGGAGAAGCTCACTCCGGAGATTAGAACCCAAGTAATTTCTCTTATTGATTCTGTCAAATCAGAAAAGAAAGAATTTTCTCAAAAGGGTCTACAAGACCTTATGAATTATGTAAGATGTCCCCACTGTTGGGGAAAAGTATATCGTTCGAATGCTATTCTGCAAAACACTTCTGAAGATACCACCGGAAAAAATGAGCCGTCTGTTGACACTCAAGAAAAGAATGACGGGGAAAATGGGAACGATGAAGTGACGATTAAAGCCGCTGATAATGGCACTTTACTCGATTTCAAGAGTTTGAATAGCTGTTTCGAGAATAAATAACTTAAAATTTAAATTTTATGCCAATTAGAAAATTTACAGTATCAGATTTTAATCTGAAAACGGACGGTCTGCCGGCAGAACAGAAAACATTTATGGAAAATATCGCCGGCATGATGTGTGAAGTAGTTAACAAGTCACTTGAAGGATTTGCTTCACCGGAGGAGGTAACGAAACAGTTTGGTGACATCAATAATCTATTGAAAGCCTATGATGGAGAAAAGTTCCAGCAATTGGTAAAGGACAACGAGCAACTTGTAGAACAAGTTAAAACTCTTGGTGAAAGTATCGAGAAAATGAAGCAGAAAGGTCTTTCTATGGATACTATCAACAAGTTCGATGAGAAGTTGAACGAGATGCTTGATTCTGAAAAATTCAGAGATTTCGCAGAAGGAAAAACACGCAAATCAGGAGAATTTGACGGCTTCTCCTTGAAAGATGTTGTTTCCATGACTGACAACTACACCGGTGATTTGTTGATTACTCAACAACAGAAACGTGTTGTGACTCAGGTTGCCAACAAAAAGTTGCATATGCGTGATGTATTAACGACGCTGACAGCTGATCCTGCATATCCTCAACTCGCCTATGCGCAAGTATATGCTTTCAACCGCAATGCCCGTTTTGTAACTGAGAACGGTCGTTTACCGGAATCAAGTATCAAGGTAAAAGAGATACAGACAGGAACTAAGCGCCTTGGTACTCATATCCGTATTTCAAAACGTATGTTGAAATCAAGAGTGTACATTCGTTCCTACATCTTGAACATGCTTCCTGAAGCTGTTTGGATGGCAGAAGACTGGAACATCTTGTTTGGTGACGGTAACGGGGAGAATCTGCTTGGTATTGTCAATAATACTGGGGTGACTTCTGTAGAGAAGATTATTAGTACAGCCATTGTTACAGGTGCCGCCGGTGCTGTAAAAGCTATTACCGGATATAACGGTGATAAGGATGTAATTGTAGAGTTTGCAGAACCACAGGATTTGATTCTTGATGGAATGAGTATCACGTTCGCTGGTGCCGCTGTTCTTACAGAACTGAACAAAACACACGCTCTTGTGAAAATGGAAGATGGTCGTATCCTTATTCCTGGTGTCGCGTTCTCCGGTGCTGAAACTGCTACGGATAAAATGACATTCAGTGTTCATGAAGCCGGCTTTAAGAACATTGAGGAACCCAACTCTGAAGATGTAGTGAAAACAGCTTTCGCCGCAATGACATATGCCCAGTATTTTCCGAATGCCATTATTCTTAATCCAATGACTGTTAACGGTATGGAATCGGAGAAAGATACGACAGGACGTAATCTTGGTATCGTTAAAATGGTTGATGGGGTGAAGTATATTGCCGGTCGCCCGATTATCGAGTATGGTGGTATTCTTCCCGGTAAGTATCTTTTGGGTGACTTTAACCAAGCTGCAAATTTGGTTGATTATACCACTTTGACACTTGAATGGGCTGAAGATGTGGAGACCAAGCTTTGCAACGAGGTTGTATTGATGGCACAAGAAGAAGTTATCTTCCCGATTTATATGCCGTGGGCTTTCGCTTATGGGGATTTGTCCGCATTGAAAACTGCAATAACTAAAGCGTAAGATTATGGATTACATACTTATAGGTAACGATAAGGATGTAACCAATGTGCTTAAAGAGCAACGCATTCGGATTAATAGAGGGATGATTCAACTCATCCCTATTTCCGAATGTGGTCTTGTTACAGAAGAAGATGCCCGAAAGACATTGGAATGTATGCTTGCAGAGAAAAATGAAGAGATTGGCAGGCTTACTGCATCCATTGCAGAGAAAGATAAGACAATTGTTGAACTGACAGAAGAGCGTGAAACAATGAAAGCTCGCATTGCAGAACTTGAAGTACAGGTGCCTTCTGATGAAAAGAATCTTCCGGTTGCCGATTCAAAAGATTTGCAAGAGGAAGATGCCAAGGAGGTAACTGTTACAGATGATAAAGCCGTTTCCGTGGAAGATGAAAAGAAAACCGGGAAAGGCAAGACTTCTAAATAACTATCGCTATGTTGATTGATGTTTCATATTTTATGTCAGGTCCCAGGCATATTGAGAATGTTTCGGTCGCTGAAATGCCTTCGCCCCAATCTCTTGCTGTGAATGAGGTGATAAATGGGTATATTAAGGCATTTCAGCCCGAATTTCTCCGGAATGTTGTTGGTGTGACTCTTTCCCAAGCTATCACAGATTATTTGGAGCTTATTGAACGGGAAAAGGAAGATTCTTCAGATGAAGTTGATATTTCAGAAGAGAAGGAAGCCCCCCAGTCCGGATATGCAGTATTATGCGAGAAGCTGTGTGAACCATTCGCTGACTATGTCTTTTATCATATTCTTCGTGACGCAAACACCCAAGCTACAATAACCGGGCTTGTCCGTTTGAAATGTGCTAATGAATATGTAGCTCCTTTGAAGAGACAAGTAAGCACATGGAATAGCATGGTAGAGAAGAACAAACAGTTTGTTGAATGGGCTATGTCGAATGATTGTCCTTTCGATGTGCAAATAACCAAGAATCTTTTGACCCCAATTAATGCTTTCAATTTATGATAGATTTAGATATAACAGAACTGTTTGAGGAGATTGTAAAGAAGGAACTTCCAGAAGGGCTTGAAATCCTCTATCCAAATGGGAAAGGGGGAACTAAAGTTGTGAAGTCCCCAAGGTTGAATTACATCTTCGGTAGCAGTCAATATATCAAAGATATTTTAGATGAATACAGTAAGTCTTCTGCCCAGTCTGAAAGGAAGTTTCCATTGGTTGCACTATTCACTCCAATTAGTGAGGATAGAGGTGACGCGGATTATTTTTCAAAAGCAAAGGTTTCGTTAATTATAGCCTGTTCTTCTTGTAAAGAGTGGAGCAATGAGATGCGCAGAACTACATCTTTTAAAAATATCCTTCGGCCAATCTATAAACGTTTATTGGAAGTATTATATGAAGATTCTCGGTTCGACTGCGACTATGACGAAAAAGTGAAACATAGTTATTCAGAAAACTATTCATATGGCAGATACGGAGCCTATACAGATTCCGGTGAGGCTGTGAGCGAGCCGATTGATGCCATAAATATACGCTCGATGGAAATAAAAATTAATAATCTTAATTGTAGAAGAAAATGAGAAAGATTAGAACGTGTAAGGGTTCCCGGATGAACACTGGTAGTTCTGCTTGTAGTATTGACTGGAAAAAAGTCAAAGGTGCTATCTTGGCGGAACATGGTGTCAAACTCCCTGCTGATATAACAGGTGAGAAATTGCTCGAATTGTGCCATGCAGACCGTCCCGGGCGTATTTACCCTATTTTTCCATTCCTGGAGTATGCCAAGAATGGTGGAGAGCCCCAAGTTAATGCTGTAGGGTACGGTGCAAGTGAATACAACGGGCTAAGCGCTCAAACAGACACCTTCACTTTGAAGAAATTTGATGAGGTTTTGAATGCCCAGCTTCTGAAATGTGCCAATAAAGGATGGGACGTTTACTTTTGGAATCAGGATAATATGTTGATCGGTTATAATGATGACACTGATATCCTTGCCGGTATTCCGATGTCTACTGTTTATCCGACCGTGACACAGTACCCGACCAGTAGTGCTAAGTCTGCGATGACTGTTAGTTTTTCACATGAAGATGTGGAAGACAGCCAATTGCACTTTGACTACGTGCAGTTAGACTTCAATCCCAAGAATTTCGTTAAAGGCTTGGTTGATGTTGTGTTTCAAAAGTTGGAGGCCGAAAATACTTACAAAATAGTTGAAGTTGTTGGTGGTTATGACCGTACAGAAGAATTTGGCAGTCTTATTGCTGATGGTGCTGCTGAAGTTATGAATAACGTAACTTCTGCTACGTATTCGGATGGTATCATTACCATTGTTCCTAAAGCCGGGGCGGTTCCTTCGTTGAAAGCTCCTTCTGTATTGTATGAAAAAGGAATCAGAGGTATTGAGCAGGTGTCATGAAGGTAGATAATGTTACGTTCGTCGAAGCTGCTGTGAAGGGCATGACGAAGGAAGAGTTTATTAATGCACACATTAAAGTCGTGTGGCAGGAACTGAAGGAAGCTGACCGTAAGAAGAAGCTCTCGGAAGTGTACGATGCGATAACTAAGTAACCGACGGGCTGGGGTGTGATTACAGCCCGGCCCGTTATATTTTTACTGTATGGCAGATTTTGATGAATTACATAGAGTTATTCATTCCATTGCATCCGGGTTTGAAGAGGAATGTATTAGGTGTATGGAAGAACATAAGAATGTGCTCGTTGATTGCATTCAGGAACAATTATATTCCGGTCTGGACGGTACTGAACATCTATTGAATCCCGATTATGATACTGACACCTATTTTAACGAGCCCGGACCCTGGCAGAACCGTGCGGAACAATATAAACGATGGAAAGAGAGGATAACTCCACCTCTTAGAAGTGAGATGCTTTATTTGCCACCGCGTCCGGTTGAGGTACCTAACCTTTTTATTACTGGTACTTTCTATGATAGCATAACTGCCGATAGAATTGATTCCGGGCTTCGATTTTCAACGAAAGGATTTACGGACGGTAGTTCTATTGAGAAGAAATACGGTGAGCAGATTTTAGGCATTGGTGATACAGCTAAAGAGTACTTTAATATTATGTATCTCCGTCCCTGGATGGAACGTTTCTTTTCAGAATGTGGATATCGGTAGAAAATGGCTTGTGGTTGCGAAATAAAAAAGATGCAGAGTGAACTGGAACGTATCAGTGATCTTGCAAAGAAAGCAGCTGTCTTGGATGGTTGCATGTATGTCGTTTATCAGAAAGAAGATGGTACCTATGCTTTTGATAAACTAGGAGTTGAGATAAAAGGAAAGATTGTTGAATATAGACATTACCTGTAATTATGGCAGATTTAAAATTAAAAGATTTCGTTGATGAGAGCGATTTGCAGAAATTGGTGGAGCTTGATAATACTATTGAGCGTGTGAGGGCTGATTATGTTAATGCGGCCAAAGAATTAGCAAAAGGTTTGAAACTAAATGTAGAAGGCGTTGCTGATCTTGAAAAGTTGAGTAATCTTTATAATACTCAAGCAAAAACGGCTGGTTCTGCATCTGCTGAATTAACCGAAGCTCTTAGAAAACAGTCTGAAATAACTCAAACTGTCAGTAAGAAGATAGAGGAAAAGCTAAATGTAGAGAAATTATCTGCTGCTGAACTGAAGAAACTAACCAAGGCAAACTCGGATAATGCTGCGTCCTTGGAAAAGGCTGCTAAAGCGGAAGCTAATTTGACAAAAGCGCAGAATGCCGGTAATACTACTCGTAAGAAAGCTGTTTTATCTGAAGAAGAACGTTTAAAACTTGTCAGAACTGCTATTACCTTGACTAATCAGGAAGTACATAGCCGTTCACAAGCAAAGGAAATGAATAAGCAGCTGCAAAAGGCTGTTGATGTTTTGAAAGATACGGATGAAAACTATATTCGTACACTTGCCCGTCTTAATTCTACTATTGGAATCAACACTGATTACATAAAGCGAAATTCCGATCGATATAGTCAACAGAAAATGACTATTGGTGCATACCGGGAAGAAGTAAAGGCTGCATGGGTTGAGATACAGAACGGTAATAAGTCCATGCAGAATATGGGTATTATTGCTCGGAATGCAGGAAAGATACTTAATTCTGAATTTGCTCCTGGGTTAAGTAAAGTTGGTGCTGGTTTAAAAGGGTGGGCAGCTGGATATATTGGTGCACAGGCTGTTGTAAGTGGCGTTGTAGCTCTTTTTACTAAACTTCGGGAAGGGGTTGGTAGTGTTGTCGAGTTCGAGTTTGCTAATAGCCGGCTTGCCGCAATACTCGGTACCACATCAGACCAAATAAAAGAATTAACTCTTGATGCTAAAAGGTTGGGAGCTACAACTAAATATACAGCTTCTGAAGCTACCGAATTGCAGATAGAATTAGCCAAGTTGGGGTTTACACGGAAAGAAATATTAGATGCAACAGAATCGGTTTTACGTTTTGCTCAAGCTACCGGTGCAGAGTTAGGGGAAGCTGCTTCGCTAACTGGAGCTGCATTGAGAATGTTCAATGCAGATACTCGTGAGACAGAACGTTATGTATCTGCAATGGCTGTTGCTACAACAAAGAGTGCGTTATCGTTTTCATATCTTGCTACTGCACTTCCAATCGTTGGACCGGTAGCTAAGGCTTTTAATTTCTCTATTGAAGATACTTTGGCTTTACTAGGTAAATTATCAGACGCCGGCTTTGACGCTTCAATGTCTGCTACTGCTACACGTAATATTCTTCTAAATTTAGCTGATACAAACGGGGTACTTGCTAAGTCGTTAGGTGGTCCGGTTAAAACGCTGCCTGAATTGGTGGCTGGATTACAAAAATTGAAAGAGCAGGGAGTAGATTTGAATAGTACTCTTGAAATGACTGATAAACGGAGTGTTGCTGCTTTCAATGCATTTCTTACCGCTGCCGATAAGATTGTTCCATTACGCGAACAAATAACAGGTGTTGAAGGTGAATTGGGTGATATGGCTCATACTATGGAAGATAATGCCAAAGGTGCAATTGATGGTTTAAAATCTGCTTGGGAAGCCCTGATGATCTCTTTAGGTAAAAACACAGGCGTTTTATCTGGGATAATAAACGAATTTACCGACCTTGTCCGTTCTATGCGTGCCGTAATAGCCACGGCAGAAGAACTTGGCGAGGAAAGATTAGCTAATGCAGCCCGTAACGGTCAAGAAGCTGCTAAACTGGATAAGGAATGGGTTAAATCTAAGGAGGAAAGTATTGATAGGGTCGCTTTGAAATATAGAAAAGAGGGAGTTGATGGTGCAGAAGCTTTTGAGAAAGCTAGAGGAGAACAACTTAAAATATTAGAAAGAACTTTATCGCAAGAAGAAGCTAGATTGCAACTTTATACTAAACGAAACCAAAAGCAGTGGAGTGAGTATAATAATCGTAGTTTATTGAAACAAGGCCTAGGGCTTCAAAAAACTACTAATCAGATGAAAAAAGACATAGATGAGTCTTTCAAGCTTGTTGAAGAGCAAACTGCATATGTTGCTGGATTGAAAGAAAAAATGGAGCAAATCAAAGGTATTACCAATGATTATCAAGAGGAAAATACGGGAAGTACATTCAACAAACCTCTCACAGATAAAGAAAAACGTGAACTGGAGAAAGCTGCTAAGGAAAAACAAAAGATTAAGGAAACCTATCAAGAGTCTGAACTCGCCCTCATGGATGAAGGCTTAGAAAAGGAACTTGCTAAAATTGGTTTAGCGTACTCAAAGAAGATTGCTGCTGTTAAGGGTTATAGTAAAGAAGAAATCGCTACTCGTCAGAATTTGGCGAAAGAAATGCAGGATAAATTAGATGAATTCTCTATTAAGTATAATTCTGACCGTGAAAAGAAAGATGTTGAGAACGCTCTTGCTGTTGTAAAAAAGGGGTCCCAGGAAGAACTTGATTTGAAATTGCACCAGTTGGAATTGCAACGTGAAGCAGAAATTGATGCAGCGGAGAAAACAGGTGAAGATATTTTTCTCATTGATGACAAATATGCAAAAAAGAAACAAGAACTTTACGAAAGACATGCATCCGATCAGGTGCAATTAATAGCAGAGAATGCAGCGCATGAGCAGGAAATCCGGGATGCTGCCTATGTTATGGATACGCTTGCTCTTAAAAAACAGTTAGCTTCTAAGGAAATAACCCAGCAGGAGTATGCAGAACTTGAGTATCAGTTAAAATTAGATTATGTACGTAAAACCTCGGAAGCTGCCATTGACGCTTTGGAATCCGAACTTGCTACTGCCAACTTGAGTACGGACAAAAGGGAGAAACTTGAGGAGAAACTTGCAAAATTGAAAGCGGACCTTGCCCAAAAAGAAGCAGAAACAGAAATAGATGCTATCAATAAAGTTACTAAAGCGGATGAGAAAGCACAGAAAGAACGTCAGAAGAACTTGAAAAAATGGCTTCAAACTGCATCTCAAGCTGTGGGAGCTATTGGAAACTTAGTCTCTTCTATTTATGATGGTCAGATTCAGAAAATAGAAGAAGAGCGGGAAGCTAATGAGGAAAAGTATGATGAGGATATTGAACGAATTGAGAATCTGGCAGAGTCTGGAGCTATATCCGAAGAGGAAGCGGAAGCGCGTAAACGGGCAGCAAAGGATCAGACAGAAGCCAAGAATAAGGAGTTGGAAAAACAAAAGCAAGAGATTGCCCATAAACAAGCTGTTTGGCATAAGGGAGTACAAGTTGCAGAAACTGGAATTGCAACAGCTCGTGGTATTATGGAAGCTTTCCAGTTAGGTCCGATTGCCGGTGCTGTAATGGCTGCTGTTATTGGGGCGATGGGGGCTATGCAAGTAGCAACAATTCTTGCCACTCCTATTCCTTCTTATGCAGAAGGTACTAAAGGTAATGATAGGCACCCCGGCGGTGCTGCTTTGGTTGGTGATGCCGGTAAACATGAAGTTATCATGTATTCCGGAAAAGCATGGATTACTCCTGATACTCCAACTTTAGTTGATATTCCTAAAGGTGCGCAAGTCTTTCCTGATGTTGATAAGGTAGATATCTCTAATTTTGATATACCGGATTGGGACTTTCCCACATTTTCACCGACATATTTTGCATCTTCTTCCGGTGACACCATTGTTTTCAATGATTATTCCCGGTTAGAAAAAAGGGTTGATAGAACAAATTTCCTTTTGATGAAGAGTCTAAAAATGCAACGCCAAGATGCTTCTAACCGTGAATTTGAACTGTATAAGTTATCTAAACTGAAATAGCCATGATTGAAAGATTAAATCAGATAACATTGAGTGATTTCATTGAACTTTCATGCGGAAACTATGCTTGTTTGCTTTCGGACTGCAAATCTATGTCCGAAAGCACGCTTAAAGAAATAGCGTCTAAATTACTTGTCGAATACAGAAGTATTGTTAATCCTTCAAATATGAAGGCTATGGTAATGGACAAAGAGGATATGCTGAAAGAACGTGCCAAACTATTGAGTCTTCGTATTTGTCAGGCTCTTGTTTCTCTTGGCTTTTATGATGATGTTCGTCAGGTATTGGGTCAACTAAATGTAGATACCCGAAATATGAGTGATGAACAAGTAATATCGAAGATTGATTATTTACTTCATTCTGCAATTTTTGAGCAAAAACGGAATGAGGAAAGACGCAGTGAGGAACATAAAGGAAGTAAGGCTACTCCTGAACAAATTCGTTCTTCTTTTGATGCTGAGATTGCTTTTCTAATGACATTCTTTAAAATGAGTATTGATTCCCGCGTAATTAATGCTGCTGTCTATGCGAATATCGTTCATCAAGCTGATGTTGAAATATCAATCAGAAAAAGAAGCACATGATAATATTGGGCATTACATATATGCTGTAATTCGATTAATTTTTAATTAAAGCGAATTATTTCATACAGTCGTTTGTACATCTCTTTTAGAATCACAAACGACTTTTTTATGAATAAAAAAAAGAGCATCCATTGTATAAATAGGCATTTATACAATGTTTTATTGTCAGAATTACGTACATTAGAGACGAAGTGTAATCGGATAACAACAGAAGTGTCCGAGGTAAAAAAAATGATTGCCTTATTGCCCCCCGATATAGGCACTCTTATTAGTTCAATCGAGCGTTCTGCTAAGGAAATGCACGAGCAAAGTATCATGCACCGGGAATACGTGGAAAGGTGCATTAATGGCGAACCGAGGATACACCTAATAAGGAGGGCTGACAATGGACTTTGAAAAGGAATTATCAGAAATATATCCTTGGATATTAAGGGTGGCAAGAAAATTCTGCTGTTCCATGCAAGATGCTGAAGACTTAGCCGGTGATACAGTTTATAAGCTACTTGTGAATCGTGATAAATTTGATTGTTCTAAACCACTTCAACCGTGGTGCCTTATTGTGATGAGGAATACTTATATAATAAGATACAATAGAAATTCCCTTATACATTTTACAGGGCTTGATATGGTAGACGGAAGTGCCATTTCTAACTGTACAGCTCATTCAATACTGTTTGATGATTTGGTTTCCACAATACAACGGTGTGCTAAAAAATCCCGTTGTATTGATAGTGTGATGTATTATGCTAGTGGATATTCTTATGATGAGATAAGTGAAATCCTGAACATTCCTGTTGGAACTGTAAGAAGTCGTATCTCTTCCGGACGAAAAATGATATGGCATGAATTATATAGCCGATTTTAATGGCTTATATATATGTGTTATTGTGAATTTTTATATTTTTGCTAAAAAGAATAAGCTATGAAAAGAAGAATGAGTTTTTTAGAATACTTAAAACGAAATCCAATAATGGTGTCGTTTTGTTTGAGTACTGGTATTGTTGTGTCCTGTCTGGTGTTCTATTCTAGATATTTTAACGGACCGATTTCTACTGATATAGATGATTGGGCTGGATTTGCTACATTTTGTGGTTTTAGTCTATCATTAATTTCTATAATTTTTATCTTTATGACTTATAGAAGTCAGCAGGAATTATCATCTATATTACAGTTTGAATCTTCTTTTTTTCAATGGCTTGAGATGCATAATTCCATATATAATGAGTGCAAGGTGGATATTGAAAAATATTATGATGAGGTTGTTTCTATTTTTATTTCAAATTCAAATGATTTAGTGCCAGTAGAATTTGAGAAGAATTTAGATAATGGCAAAAGTCGACATTTAATGAGGTATTATCGTCATTTATATCAGCTATATAAATATATTTATTTGAGTGAGGTTTTGACCTCAATTAAAAAAAAGAAGAAGTATTATGATATTATACAAGCCCAAATGGGAGATAAAGAATTGTTTGTTGTTTTATATCTCCTTCTTGGTGATAAACGTAAAACAGAGGAAAAGGCTCTAAAGGGTATTTTGTATTATGAATTGTTAGATGAAGCCCATTTGTTTAAAAATATCTATTATCCTAAAGAATCTTCCAATTTTAAAGAATTTGAGAGACTGATGCGAAATGTCTTTGTTGAAACAAGAGACTCATTTTATTATTTAACAGATAAGACGTGTGATATTTCACAGGGAGAAGAAAATCCATATTTAATAAAATGATTTGTATATAGCTAATAATTAGTAGATTATATTAGTTTTAGACAAGGCATAATTTTCAAGAATTTAGCCAATCGGGAAACCGGTTGGCTTTTTCTATATATTTGCTCGTGAACGTTCAAAAGGAGTTAAAATGCTTTGTAAATATGTACTTACCGTTGATCGTATTATCTATGAAATTCCCAAATCTTGTATTCAGAATTGGGATGAAATAAAGTTTTCCCGTAAACGCTCCAGACTTGAAGGAATAACTAGAACCTTTACTTCAAAATTCCAGTTTGTGGGAGAAGCCTATGATCTCATATTGGAGGAGTATTTGAGCAAATACCTGGCTTCTAATGCTAGTATCACCGTTTATACTATAACTAATTCTCATACTTATGAAGAATTCTTTAGTTGTCGATTGGATTTCGGTTCATTAACTTATGATGGAAATACTGTTTCTATTAATTCGATAGATGATAGTGTCGCTAATATCATAAAGGCTAACAAAGGAACGCAGTACGAATATTCGGTAGATGAGATAAAAGATGTATATCAGCTTTATTATGATTCTGTAAGTATGAATTATAGTCAACCGCATACATTAGGTGGTAATACTGTAGAAAATGATGCTTCTTTGCAATATATTGTAATTGACAAAGGAATATATGTAGAAGCTATAACATATTCGCTTCCCTTATATATTTCTGGTGGTGAACTTCCGTCACGGGATTCACCTCTTGAGTTTTATGATGCACCACAGGAATCGAAAGATGATCCAAATGTATTTGTTAAAGCCTTGTCCGACATTGATATAGTATTGAATTTTAGTTTTGAATACTATATCAGTTATAGTGATGCGTATACAACTAAAGCTGAAATTGTTCTAGGTGGGCGTTACGAAGATGGTCGTTTAGTCGAGTTGAAAAGATGGGGGTATAATAAGGGGGATGTTACTCCAAGTAATCTGAATGAATCCATCAAGATTCATCTGACTAAAGGGCAGGCTTTATTTTTTGATTTGAAGGTAACATTTAACAGAGTTAATGCTTCTACTGGCAATATTTATTTTCGTAATTTCAAATTTGAGACACGCTTTACTTCTCGAGCTAACCCTATCTATGTGGATGCAATAAGACCTATTGATGTGTTAAACCGATTGCTTAAAAGCATGAATGGTGGAAATGAAGGTATCTATGGTGAAATAGCTTCAGGTGTTGATGAAAGGTTAGATAATTGCGTGATATTAGCTGCTGAAAGTATTCGTGGAATCCCCCAAGCTAAGCTATATACTTCTTATACAAAGTTTAAAAACTGGATGGAAACAGTTTTTGGCTTTGTGCCTGTGATCAATGGTGTCACTGTTTTTTTTAAACACCGGGACAAATTGTTTAGTGATAACAATGTAAAGGATTTAAATAGCAGCTTTTCTAGTTTTGAGTATAAGGTTGATTCATCAAGAATATATTCTTTGGTTAGGGTAGGATATGATAAACAGGACTATGAAAGTATGAATGGTCGTGACGAATTCCGATTTACTACTGAATATACTACTGGCATTGATATAACTGATAATGTATTAGAGTTGATTAGCCCTTACCGTGCTGATGTTTATGGAATTGAATTCTTATCGCAAAAGAGAGGCCAAGATACAACGGATAGTGAAAGTGACAATGATGTGTTTTTTGTTTGTGCCAGTACTACATTACATGATAATGGCGGAGTACAAACATATAAAGAGTATAGGCTTATAAGGAGCGGTTGGGAAATAAGTGGTGTACTTGATCCTGAAACGATGTTTAATACCATGTATTGGCAAGGAGGCATATTGCAAGCAAATGCCGGCTATATTGGTATGTTCACTAAAAAACTATCTTATTCTTCTTCTGACGGTAATAGTGATGTTGTTGTCAATGGTATAGGAATGAAAGATGATTTTAACGTTGAAAGTGGTATTATAACTTGTGGAGATGTTTCATTCACAACTTATAATGAAGATATTCCACCAACAGATGATGAAACGATTAAAATCTTAAAAGATGATCTAGTTTACGAGGGCTACATCAAAGAGGTGAGTAGTACAGTTGAGAGAAACGAGGGAGTGAAGTATGATTTATTTGTCCGTTCAATAACAAAAGCCTAGAAATATGATTATAAGCCCGTTTACCCCACTGTTTTTTTCTCCGTCTACCGATAAATTTGGAGCGAAGAGTAAATATGTGCAATTATTCGCACGTACAGACAGGATTTTTGTTGAATTGATTTTGACAGCCAAAGAGCAGGAGCCTATAGTTTACATTAATAATCTTTTAAGTAATATATCTACACCTGTATCATTAAGCTCATGGAAGATGAATGATGATAAGATTCTTTATTTCTATAACATTTCATTGCTTCCATGTGGATACTATACTGTAACAGTTAATGGGAATACGAGTGAGATTTTTAAAGTTACGGACGATGAATGTGAGTTATCAGAAACCAGCCTTATTCAGTATTCAATGAAAGATAATAAGCAGCGTCTTGATGCTGTCTGGTGGATAGATGGGATGCAATACTTTTTTGATTTTCGCGTTCCTGGTGGTTTCAAAGATAACGGATGGACGTTCGGTGTGGATAATGAGCAGTTCGTGACCTCTGATGAGGATATTGTTGAGCTATTCAGCCACGAATATACAACAGTATTATTCACGCTTGGAAATGGGATGGGATGCCCTGTGTGGTTTGCTGAATTATTGAATCGTGTCTTATGCTGTAATTACGTCTACTTTGATGGTGTTCGATATACCAGAAAGGAAAGTAATGTTCCGGAACTTAACCAGCAAATAGAGGGATTGAAGAGTTTTGTGTTCAATCAAATGTTACAGAAGGTAAGAACGATGAATCCAGTTTTGGAATGGAATAACCAGCTTGCTATGAGGTGTGTACAAAGCGGGGCTTATAGGATAGCAGATGATGAAGGAATACGTAGTATCAAGTATGGTTCAGAAAGTGAGGTTGCAGAGGTCGGAGCATATATCAATATGACTAAGGCTATTCCTAATACTGGAGTTTCTATTAATAGTGATACTATGGTTACTGTCAACAGTATTCATCACCCAGGTGTTGATGAAAATTCATATTGGGATTTGATTGCAATCAAGACGACTGACATAGATAACAAGTATATTGGTAGAAGAGGTTACGGTAAACTTACAGTTAATGGACTGGATAGACTAAAGAACGATTTGGACAACGGTTCGATAAATTTGCGTGCTGTACTATATAAAGGAGATTCGTATGCTAACCTCATTGAAGGGAGTGTAATCAGTAGGGATGGTGTATGTGTCTTGAAAGGTATTAACGGTGGAGATATTGGTGCTCTGAAGGAGTTCCAACTTTATCTTGATAATGTCTATGATTGCGACATAGATAATCTTGGTATGACCATTGAGCTTGTATGGGTATATGAAAATGATTAAAAAAGAGAATTATGACAGAAACAGAAAAACAACAGATTATTAGCCTTGTGTTACAAGCGTTGAAGACAAACAGTCTTACAATAGAGCAACTGACTGATACAACAGAGCTATCCAAAGATATGTACGTTGAAGTTAGTGGCGGTCGGAAAATATCTATTGATTTACTTTCAAGTACCATTGCTAAAATGGTGAATGGTGATTTTGATGCATTAGTGGAGAATGTCAATAAGATTGCAAAAGATTTATCGGATGGAGACGCCGAGTTATTGAAACGTATAACAGGAGTGTCTGATAAATCCAATCCTTTGACTGACCCATTTAAAAGTATTGGCTCTTTTACTACTATTGGTAGCTTTAAAGATAAATTAAAAACAATGTATTCCGGGGATTCTTCTATTGGGAATTATCGGTGTATTTTGTCTGTTGATTCGTCTAAGATTCCTGTAAATATACAAATTGAACGGTTGGAGCTTAATAAGGTTTGTCAATCATTCACTTCGTGTATACAACTGGCTACCATGTCAGACAATGCCGAAGGTGTATATTTAGGTACAGTTTGTACAATCTCACGAATAGGTATTGTTTCCAATGAGAGTGTTACATGGGGCAAATGGACCTCTGTAATAAATGACTTTGAGGAAAGGATAGGAAAAGCGAACGGTATCGCTCCTTTGAACGAAGAAAGTAAAGTTCCTTCTGAATGTCTGCCTGAACCGTTGTCTCTTGGGGAAGGTGAAGAAGAAGCTTTCCCCGGCAACCGTGGAAAGTCTTTGGAAGATACAATGAAAAATATCCCTTCCGATATAATCAAACCGGGTTCTTTCTCCGTCCTGTCTGACGCTTCCTATCTCAATGTGTATTTTAAGAAAGTGTCCAAAACAACCGGTAAAGAAACGGATGACAGCTTCCGTCTGCCTTCTGCTACCCTTGAACAAGCCGGCCTTTTGTCCGCCGAGGATAAGCAAGCCCTTGAGGATATGAAGAGCGGCACGCCCGCTGACGATGTAACACACCCCATCGTCATTGTTGATGAGATCCGCCCATTGAAAGACGGCTACTATACCCTTGAAACCGCTATTGCCGCCATTGTCTCCTATCAACAGGAATCTGGCGTCAAATATGAGCGAACGGGTCTCATCATTACTTACAAAACAGGCGAGTATGAAATGGAAACCCGGCAGTTCCAGGGGGCTGTGTCCGATTTTGCGACCCCTTCTCTTTGGAAATCCTTCGGGAATGGTGGCGGCGGTTCCGTTGTTGAAACTTCCGATGAACCGGCGGAAGGGGGAAAGGACGCCTTTTCAACTGGTGGCGCCTATGCCTATGTTCCGGCCAACCTCGACGTAAACGTGGAAACAGAAGGTATTGTAAAACTTCAGATGAAGAACGCTGCCGGTGAAACCCTTGGCGATGAAGTGCAGTTCGCTATCGGCACGGGTGGCGGCGGTCAGACTGGTGGTACCATTGTTGCCATTGCTTTCCAGTCGACACCTGTCTATGGCTCTTACGGCTCCACGTTACGAACCTTTGCTGCCATTCGTTCTGTGACCTCGAACGGTGTCGAATCCTCTGACAACCTGATTGAGAAATTGGAACTCGTAGACCGTGAAAGCGGGCTTACCGTCTGGACTGAAACCGTCAACAAAGCATCTTCCGGTGACATGAAGGACTTCTCCTTTGAACTGGACTTCACCACATACTTTACGGCTGCCGGTACTCGGAAATTCAAGCTGATAGCCACTGACGAAAGCGGCAACACCGGTTCCAAGAATGTCAATGTAACAGCTGTTGATATTACCTGTACCTGTGTGCAGGTGCTCAACTATACCCCTGAAACTCTGCTTACTCCGACAACTGAAAGTTTCAGCCTTCCACTCTATAAGTTCGGAAACAACACCTCTGATAAAGGTATCAGTGCCCAGGTTGACATCAAGATTAATGGTGAATGGCAATCCCTGTCTACCACCGTTGTAAATGACAACTACTCGCACTCCGTTGTAATCCGCCCTGCTTCCCTCGGCCTAGAACACGGTACCTATCCCTTGCGCATCCAAGGAACGGATGTCGCATCCGGAGTGAAAGGAAATGTCATCTACACGGCTGTCATGGTAATTGACCCGAATAGTTCCACACCTCTTGTTGCCTTGAGATACGATGATAAAAACGGTGGAGTAGTCCGACTGTACGAAACCGTAGAACTTGATGTTGCCTGTTATGACCCGTTGGAAATGACTTCACCCGTCAGCGTGAAAGCCAATAACGTGCAGGTAACACAAATTGCTGCCAGTCGTAACAAAACCTATCAGGTCAAACAACAACTGCAGGGCTACAAGGCTGACGGCACCGATACGGTCAACTATACTGCCGTATGCAAGGACGTGACTAGCGAACCTGTCCGGGTGACAGTTAGCGGTTCCGCCATTGATGCCGCCATAAAAGAAGGCGCCATCTATAACTTTGACTTCTCATCCCGTACCAATCAGGAAACTGACCATAGCATTGTCAGCGGTAATTATGAAATGAAAGTGGACGGTGCCAACTGGACTACCAACGGTTTTGGCACATTCTTGGGTGAGAACTGCCTTCGCGTAGCCGAGAATGTGGGCGTGTCATTAAACCATGCCCCGTTTGCCGGCTCGTCCATCGAATCCAACGGTGCCGCCATCCAGTTCGCTTTCGCTTCCAAGAACGTGACCGATGATGATGCCCTGCTCCTTAGCTGCTATGACGAAACGTCCGGTGCCGGCTTCTATGTCACCGGCCGGGTGGTCGGCATCTTCTGTAACAATGGTGTCGCCCGTCGTGAAGAACGCGCCTACCGGCAGGGTGAAAAGATAACCGTAGCCGTAGTTGTTGAACTTGCAAGCAACTACGTCGAACGTGACGGCACACGATATTCCATGATGAAACTCTTCCTCAACGGTGAGGAAGTCGCCTGTCTTGGTTATGTTCCGGGCGGCGGCTCCCTGATTCAAACCAAGTATATAACGATGGACGGCAAACTGGGTGATTTGTATCTTTATTACATGATGGCCTGGAACTCCTATATGGAATGGGCACAGGCGTTCAAGAACTACCTTGTCCGTCTGACCGATACAGAGGTAATGGTGAAGGAATACGCCTTTGAGGACGTCCTTAAAAGCCAGACAGCCGAGGGTAGTACCCAAAGCCGCCCGTCAGCTGCCGAAATCTATTCACGCGGTATGCCTTACATTGTCGAATGCCCCTATGAAGGCTCCGATATAGAAGCACTGGACGGCACCACTTCCACCAGTACGAAGATATACATCACGCTCTATTACTTTGACCCCGAACGCCCGTGGCGTAATTTCAAGGCCGTGAGTGTCCAAACCCGCAACCAGGGAACCACCTCTGCCAAACGCCCGGTAAAGAATAAACGCTACTACCTCGCCAAGAGTAAAGGCAAAAACAAGGACACTCGAATCATACTACTTAATCCGGACGATACGACGGAGGAAGGACGCCGTGCAATAGCCTTGGCTGCCATCAACAAAGTACAGGTCGGTGATAATACAATCCCGGTCGATGTCATTACCGTAAAAGTCGATTACTCCGATTCCGGCAATGCGAACGACTGCGGCGCCTGTGAAATGATGAACGTTACATACCGTGCCTTGGGTGGTAACTATATGACACCTGTCCAACGTGCATTTGACGGAACATTTGACAGCGGTGACTTGCATATCGAAGGCTTGCAGATGAACCACTCCACCGCCAATCACCCGGTAGCCACCTATCGGTGTAAGGATGACAGCCTGCAAAACGTCTATTTCCATGCCAAAGGCAACTGGAAAGAAGACAAAGGGGAACAGTTCGCCCTCGGTTTCAAAGATACCCCCGGCTATAATAAAGGTTGCCTGAATTATGGTGACTTCATAGAGTTCTTCGGTACTCCTGACGAAACTTTAGACGCAATTGAGATACGCTTCAAACAGACTGACGGACTCGATACGGACAGCGTGTACCTGCTTTCCCTATATTGCGGTAGTTCGTACCGAATAATGAGGTATCAGGACGGCTCATGGAAAAAGCAGTCCGGTTCCATGAAGTATGAAAACGGCAAATGGAATGTCACCGGTGATGTCCTTAATCCCGTTGAAGGCTTCGAACTTCTTAATTACCAAGGTATGGACTGGTTTCAGGGCGTCGGTTCTGTTCAGGATATGATGGCCATGAAAACGGACAAGTCCTCATGGGTTCAAAAACTCGTGGATAACGGAACTATCTCTGCTGATACCTTCCCGGCATGGACTTACTACTTTGAATCGCTTGTCGATGATGACCAGCTCGCCATTGATTACGCTTTGGGTAAGAAAGTGCCCTATAACCTCTACCGATGGTTGCGCTTCTGTGATTCCTGCGATTACTCCAAAGGCGGGAACTGGCAAAGAACATGGAAGGAAAACCTGTATAAATACGCCTGCCCGGAAAGTGTCTTGAGTTATGACATCTTCACCGACTACCTTGCCGCCACTGACCAACGCGCCAAGAATATGCAGCCGATGTGGTTCTTGGAAGAGTATGCTTCCGTAACAGACGGTGTGTACAGCTCCGAGGATGCCATGCGCATGTACCTGAATAAAATCTATGACTGCGATACGCTCAATAGCAAGGACAACGACGGTGGTTGCACGGTTGACGCCGAGGTGGACCCCAACCGGACGAGCGATGAAACATTCACTAACCCTTATGCTGGCTACGGCTCCGTTCTGTTTAATAACATCTATCTCCAGCAAGTAGTGTGGACTGACTCATCCGGTACGGAACTCTCCCTGCGTACCGTTGCCGCCGCCATGCGTAACGTTCAGGCGACCATTGACGGCGTCACCCTGCACCCGTTCTCACCCGAAGGAGCTACGCATTTCTTCATTGACAAACGGCTCAAAAAATGGCAGAAACTGGTTAGTTCTTACGACGGTGAACGGAAATACATCTCCTATACCGCCACCTCTGATGCTATTTACTTCTATGCCCTGCAAGGTCTTGGACTTACCGCCCTTCCGTCTTTCATCGAAAGACGTTGGCGTATTCGTGACGGCTATTTCCAAACCGGTGATTTCTTCAGCGGTGTAATTTCCGGGCGCGTATCTTCCAAATCAAACGCCACCATCCGGATTGTCGCTGCTAAAAACGGTTACTTCGGTGTCGGCAATGACGCTAGCGGCAACCTTTCCGAAAGCTGCTTCCTTGAAGCGGGCGAAGAATATGTATTCACCAACTTCTCACATGAGGAAGGTGCCTTGCTGTATATCTATCAGGCTGACCGCATGAAGTTGCTCGACCTGTCTGAAATCTCCCTGTCAAGTACGGTGAGCTTCTCCGCCATGCAACTTGTGGAAACCCTTATCTTGGGCTCTGACACCCATACAGAACAATCCATCGGTTCTTACGCACCGCTTACCTCGCTGAACTGCGGCGAAATGCCCTTCCTCGTATCACTCGATATCCGGAACACACAAATCGCTACGCTCGTTACCGACAAATGCCCACGTATCGCCCATATCAATGCGTCCGGTAGCAAACTGGAGAACATCACTCTTGCAGAGACTTCTCCGATTAATGACATCTCTCTTCCACCAACAATGACAAGCCTCCGTTTTGTCGGTCTTCCTGAACTGACCTATACAGGTCTTTCCGCCCCGTCCGGCCTGCAAATAGAATCCATGCCGAACGTCCAACGCCTGCGTCTTGAAACGTCGCCTAAACTTGACGCCATTCAGATGCTCCGTGACGTCCTCGCTTCACAAACGGCATCCCGTAAACTTTCCATGCTCCGTATCTCGAACATGACCCTGAAGGCTGACGGCTCCGAGCTTCTTGCCATTCTCGAATATGGAGTTGCCGGAATGGATGAGGACGGCAACAGACAGGATAAACCGGTAGTCAACGGCACGTATGAACTGACAGTTATCCGTGAAACGGATGAAATCGAATCCCTTGAATCCGGTATCGACGGCCTTGTCATCCTTACCGTCATAGATGCCTACATCGACCTGATCAACTGGTTCAATAATGAGTCTTATGGCGGGGAACCGTACTACGATAACGTAACGCTGGACAACATCAATGAAGTCCTTGAATATTATAACGGCGAAACCTACGAAGAATATCTCGAACGGTTTGCTGAAGACAATATGGATATTAATGATTTAATAAACAAGTAACTATGACTAATGAACAAAGCGCCACGCTGCTTCGCTTGAACAAACAGGCACAAGTAGCAGCACTGAACGCCGTTGGATTCTCGGATATCACCGAGAATTCCCGCGCATCTGAATTTGGACAACGTATCAAGTGGGCTGCCGGCCTGCTTGATTTGAATCTTGCCTGTAACCGCATCTCGGATAACTCCAAATGGTATTTCACCCGTGAGGAATGGGATTCCCTCACGGTTACCAACAAACAGTTGTTTATCAAACGCGGTCTTCGTATCCGGGCACATGGACACTCCTTCGTAATTTCCGCCCAGGAGTGCTATAATGCCGACATGACTACCACCTTCTACTGGGGCGGTCAGGGCAAAGCCATAGATGGCCTGAATCAAAAAGGACTGGGCGCCATGTATGGCTGCTTCACGGGTGAGGAAGATACTGACCTCATTATCGCAACTCTGAAAGACCAAAATAATAGTGGTGTGATCGGTGCGCCAGCTGCCGAAGCCGCCCGTGCATACCGTGCCTACACTTTGGAAAGTGACGGTATCGAGGATGAATCCAACTGGTTCCTTCCTTCATCTGGCCAAATGCTTCTGATGTACCGCTACCGCGATAAAATCAATGAGATGATGCGTACCTTTTGGAGTAGTGACAGTATGCTGATGACTGATAAATACTACTGGTCATCAACAATTTGGGATACTAACTCCGCCTGGGCGTTCGAACTGAATACCGGGCGTATTACGAATCAAAACAAAAATTCAGCCCTTCTTCATGTGAGAGCTGTTGCTTCCGAATAGTATTAACTTAATATTATACAATAAAATGGATAAAAATATCGCCAACGCCATGCTTCTGCGCTTGAATAAACAAGACCAGATAGAAGCCTTAAAATCAATAGGTTTTACAACCGTGAATGAAAACACCCCCGCAAGCGACATCGCCAAATATATGCAATGGTCAGGTACGCTTCTTGACCTTTCTTTGGCTACGCTCCGGATTGAAGACGGTGAACAAGTCTTTTTCACGGCTTCCGAATGGAACTCCATGAGCGCGAATAATCGCTCCAAGTATATCCGTATCGGCATCCGACTTCGCGCCGAATGCCACCAGTTCATTATCGCCAAAAGCGACTGCGTTGACGCAGGCGGCAATAAAACGTTCAAATGGGGTGGCTACGGAACTGACCTACGCGGCCTGAAAAACTACGGCAGTGGTAACCAAGGACTCTATGATACCTTCGACGGCAAGGAAAATACCGATGTTATAATAGAAACCCTTGCAGGCGTCAAGGACACCCAGGGAACTGTCGGCGCCCCTGCCGCCGAAGTTGCCAGAGCCTATAAAGCCTGTACGCTTGAATCTGACGGAATTGAAGATACAACCGTGTGGAACCTGCCCGCATTGGGTGAACTTATGCTTATGGCCAAGTATAAAACCGAAATCAATGAGCTCATAACTTCTATGTTTGGCAATCAAAATATATTTACAAATGACTGGTATTGGTCTAGTACCGAATATGACGCTTCCAGCAGTTGGTACGTGAACTTCTACAGCGGCTACGTCGGCACGAGCTACCGCCAGGGCGCGAGCCGGGTTCGTCCCCTCGCCGCAATAAACACTTTATCCCTTTAATTCTTTATCCCTTAAAGGGTTAGCTAAATAAAAGCCCCGGCAGGGGCTTTTTAGCTTCACTTTTTTGAGCTAAAATTGTGTTAATTGCTTTACAGTTATTAACTTTGCCCCCTCTAATACATACATTAAAATATTAAAAAATTAACATGGCACTTACACAAGACCTTCCTATATCAAATTCGATGTATAAGCTTCTGAACCTTATCATTGATGCCCGGCAACAATTCCCCAAGGCGTTCCGGTATGAATTTGGTACGGAGTTGATGATGCTTGCCGTTCATTGTTGCGAATATATCCGTTATGCAAATACAGATATGAACCTTGAGCATCGTGCAGATTATCTGATGAAGTTTTTGTGTGAGTTTGATGCATTGAAATTACTGCTAAGAGTGTGTGAAGAACGACATTTGACCAGCCTGACTCAAACTGCCGAAATCTGTCTGCTTGCAGAGAGCATCGGTAAGCAAAGTACCGGTTGGTACAAAAAAACGGTTGCAGATCTCCAACGGCAAAAAGCTAACGGATCGCAACAAGTCGCAAAGCCGGAGTCATAATCGCCAAGGGGATTATGAGTGAGCAATTAGAATTATTTATTGGGCATCCCCCCGGTGATGAGCCGGGAAAGACTAAGATAGCGGATGCAACGGCTTCCAGCAGTTGGAACGTGAACTTCAACAACGGCAACGTCAACACGAACAACCGCCAGAACGCGAACCGGGTTCGTCCCCTCGCCGCAACAGGTAATATAATCTATGACATACTTCTTAGCAGTATTTTCGAAGCATCCGAAGATTGTGCCAGACAGAAAAGAACGAGTACGGATTGTGTTGAGTTTTATAATGATTATCAGTCTGCATTGGTGCGGCTATGGTATTCTATTATTTACGGTGAATATGTACCGGACTTTTCAAAAGTATTCATACGGACTTACCCGGTATATCGGGAGGTTTTTGCCGCCGCTTTCATTGATCGTGTTGTCCATCACTGGATCGCTCTTCGTATCGAGCCGATTTTAGAGGAACGTTTTCGGGAACAAGGGAACGTCTCGAAGAACTGCCGGAAAGGTGAGGGATGTCTGTCTGCCGTGCACTATCTGAATAACATGATAGTCGAGGTCAGTGAGAATTATACTGCCGATGCGTACATTTTCAAAGATGACCTGTTCAGTTTCTTCATGTCTATCTCGAAATCGTTGGTATGGGAAATGCTGAACATATTCGTAAGGGACAATTATAAAGGCGATGATATTGAATGTCTGCTTTACCTTCTAGCCGTTACTATCTTTCATTGTCCACAAAATAAGTGTATCAGACGCTCTCCCGTCTCCATGTGGGACAAACTTCCCAGTAATAAAAGTCTGTTTCATAATGACCCTGACAGGGGAGTGGCTATCGGGAACCTGCCGTCGCAACTCATAGCCAACTTTCTGGCGTCTGTATATGATTATTTCGTGATGGAAATACTGGGATTCATATATTATGTACGCTTTGTTGATGACTTTTGTATCGTAGTGAAATCACCGGAAGAAATATTGTCCAAAGTCCATCTTCTTGATGGTTTCCTGAAAGAACAACTCCTTTTACGGTTGCATCCACGCAAACTGTATCTTCAGCATTATAAAAAAGGAGTCTTGTTTGTAGGGGCGTTCATTTTGCCTGGTAGAATTTATGTATCTAACAGGGTGGTTGGTAACACATATAACGCTGTCAGGAAATTTAATAGAATAGCTGAAAATGGATTTGCAGAAGCGTATGTTGAGAAGTTTGTGAGTACGATGAACTCTTATTATGGCCTGATGAAACACTTTGCAACGTACAATATCCGCCGTAAAATTGCAGCGATGTTGCTTCCTGAATGGTGGGAATATGTTTATATCGAAGGACATTTTGAAAAGTTTGTATTGAAGAATAAATATAACCATAGAAAACAACTAATTAAACATATCAAAAAACATGGATCAAAAAAATATCTTACCGCGTGGGATTGCTAAGCCTATCGAGCAACAGCCGGACGGAACTTGGATTGTACGTCATCACTTCCGGGTGGTTGGTACCAGTGAGAATGGTGAAGAACTGGTAACTTTTGCCAGTTCGGAATATCCCGAGAAACCTACCTTGCAACAGATTCAAAGAAGTATTGACCGTTATCGGGTGTGTCTAACAATGTATGGAGATACAATTTCAGACGAAATAGAAAAGGTTGATCTTTCCGTGTATATGTTTACGGATTAATAGTTCAATCTGTTGGTTGTTTAGGGGTGCTTATCAAGCATCCCTTTTTTATTTATGGAAAAAGTGAAAATTATAATGTCTTGTTTTATAGATATTTATCATAGAATTGATTTCCAAGATTTTCCATTTTTGTAAAACTCGTTATTATACTCAATACATTTGTTCCATACAGAATATTTTATTAATAATTAAACGCTATGAGTATGGGTATAAAAGTATTGTATGATTGGCTTTTGCAATCTAACCGACCGGCACACGTCAAAGCCGGGATGTTCGTCTTTGTTGTAATGCTTGTTTTCTGTTTCCTTCTATTAGGCATTGATTTCTGTAAATCTGCTATTGTTTCTTTAACGACAACCGCCATTGCCGCAATAGTGGTTGAGTACATTCAGAAAAAGTGCGGGTTCATCTTTGATTGGCTTGACGCATTAGCTACTGTTTTGCTTCCTGGGCTGATTACTGTGTTTTCAATATTGGTAGTAACTTTATGATTAATATTATGAGATGGTTATATGAGTTATTTAATGTAGACCAGATACGAATTATTTTCGTTTCGATGTTCAGTTCTCTTCTTGCTTATTTAACGCCGACTAAAGGTTTTCTTATAGCATTAGTTGTAATGTTTGGATTTAATATTTGGTGCGGAATGAGGGCTGATGGTGTTTCAATTATACGTTGTAAAAACTTTAAGTGGGATAAGTTTAAAAATGCCTTGGTCGAACTTCTCCTCTATCTTATAATCATTGAAGTAGTCTTCTCCTTTATGAGCTTGATAGGAGATGGTGAGAACTCATTGTTAGTTATTAAGACTATTACGTATGTATTTTCTTATGTATATCTTCAGAACGCATTTAAGAATCTGATTATTGCTTATCCTAGAAACAAAGGGTTTCGTATAATTTACCATGTAATACGTTTTGAATTTAAGCGGGCTACGCCTACACATGTACAAGGAATTATTGATAGAATCGAAAACGAACTAGATAAAGAGGAAAGATATGAAAATATTGATTGATAACGGTCACGGTAGTAATACTCCGGGTAAGTGTTCTCCAGATGGCAGGTTAAGGGAATACTCCTATACCCGTGAAATTGCTGGGCGTGTAGTATTTGAATTGCGTAAATTAGGTATTGATGCGGAACTGGTCGTGAAAGAGGAAATAGATGTTCCTTTGTCAGAACGTTGTAGGCGAGTGAATGAATATAAAACTTCTGAAGCAATTCTTATTTCTATCCATTGCAATGCAGCCGGTAATGGTTCAAATTGGATGCAAGCACGTGGTTGGGAAGCATGGACCAGTGTGGGACAGACAAAAGCCGATAAGCTGGCTGACTGTCTGTATGCTACTGCTGAAGAATGTTTGTTTGGAATGAAAATACGGAAGGATATGGCAGACGGTGATCCAGATAAGGAGAGTAGTTTTTATATCTTGAAACATACGAACTGTCCGGCTGTTCTGACGGAGAATCTGTTTCAGGATAACAAAGAAGATGTGGATTTCCTGCTGTCAGAGGAGGGGAAACGGACTATTGTTTCTCTTCATGTGAAAGGCATTTGTAAATATCTAGGCATATGAAGTCTCTTCCGTGGATATTAGTCTGTCTATTGTTTGGCGTGATCGTGTGGATGCGTTGTCATCTGCACGATCTGTCAACTGTGTACATTAAGGGAGATACTGTACATGTCCGGGACACAGTAAGAGACACAATACCCAAACCGGCAAAGAGAACTCCAAAGCGTATCGATACGGTATATTTACCTATCTTGATAGATACTACGACTGACAGAACCGTAGAAGGTGATTCAATTCCGGTACTTGTACCTATTGTAAGCAAGGAATATAAAACTGATAATTACCGGGCCATAGTTAGTGGATATAAGCCTAGTCTTGATTTTATGGAGGTGTACAGAGACAAGGAAATTATTACTCTTTCACCTTTACAGAAGAAAAAACGTTGGGGATTAGGCTTACAGACAGGATATAGTTATCCGGGCGGTTGGTATGTTGGGGTGGGAATAAGCTGTAATTTGATTATGTGGTAATGAAAAAGGAAATACAATACACTAGTATTCGTAGATTACTTCTCCATTATTTTTTTACTGCTAAATTCTTTTTGGATATTTCACATATTATTTATAATTTCGTATTTGCATTTTAATCTAATCTTATGATGTAACTTATATAAATTATATTGAAGGTATGAAATATATATGTTTATTTCTTTTTGCGTGTATTTCAATAATATCCAAAGCACAAACTTTAATTCTATCAGAAAATGATTCTACGGTTATGACAGAATATAATGATGGGAATCTTTGGGCATATAGAAATGCGAATGGTTTTATCGTTGGCCTTACGACTTATGAAACGAAGGATGATTATGGAAAATATTATCGGATTGATGTTTTCATCAAGAATCAGTGTGATTCGTCGGTCATATTTACGCCGGACGATGTTACTTCTCATTTGCTGACTAATAGAGGAGATAATTATCAATTAATGGTATACACAAATGAAGCTTTTCAGAAAAAGATAAGAAAGTCTCAAAACTGGGCTATGGCCTTATATGGCTTTTCTTCTGGGCTTAGTGCAGGAAGTGCCGGATATTCTACATCTTATTCCACATCGTATTCGTCAAATGGTACCGCTTATACAACAGTGACCAACCATTATGATGCAAATGCGGCTTTTCAAGCTAATATGGCATCATCTTATCAACTACAAACATTGGGTAAAATGATGGATAATGATAGGGAAATAAAAAGGCAAGGATATCTAAAGAAGACAACAGTACATCCCAATGAGGGTATAATAGGATATATGAACATTAAAAGAAAAAAGGGAAAGATTCTAACTATAAATATACCTATCAATGGTTATGTTTATTCTTTTGATTGGGATGTAAGTAAATAATTGGATTGAAGATAAATGAAAGGCAGCTTATTAGGCTGCCTTTTTTGTAATCCTTCCTATCAACAACACACGAATCAACAAACTCTCAAGAAGGGTTACATAAGATAGTACTAATATATAAATGAAAAGTTCGATCGTGGATATAAAAAAAGTGAGGGGAACCACCCCCTCACCAAAGTCAAACCAAAATAATCCGAATTATGTCCGTATTATCTTGATGTTGCAAAGATACAATTTTTTTTCGATTAGACAATAAAAATCCCTGCATCGGCTCAATGCAGGGATGGTGTCAAATAAGAGCTTAACTGATTTTTAATGATGTCTGATGAATCATTTCGCTAACATCGTTCAAAGCGTTCAGGAACGTTTTGAGTTCATTGTCAGTAAAGCGAGCCTTTTTCCCGTTGACTATATTTCCGTTAATACGCTGATATAGCCAGTTTCTACTTTTACCAAAATATTTCTTTGCAATATAACTGAATGAGATTGCTTCGGGCAATTCTCCAAGTTTATCACGTAATATGGCTTCTTCCACTCTTTCTATATAATCATTGCAGGCATTTACCGTTGCTTTTAGCCCAGCTTCAGATGCTTTTTTGTAGGCTTCCTTTTGGGCTTCCGGTAGTTTATTATATTTATCCTGCATTTCCTTTTTGAAAGCTTCTTTTTCTTCTGTGGTTTTTAGTTCTTTGAATCTTTCAAAGTCAACCTGCATTTCTTTTGTTGGCAGGCAATCATTCCAATCTATCATAGCTTTTAATGTTTGTCCCTCCCCGAAGGGAGGGATGTTAATTACAACTTTTTTAATTTCTCTTGGATTTCGTTCATCCGATCGAGTATGTCATTTATAAGCGCTTCCCGTTCTTTGGCATTTTCAGGAACCCCATAGACCTCGTGAAATGAAGCGAGAAGTTTTAAATTCTTATACTCTTGTTCTAATTCTTTTTTTTCTTCATCTTTCATCAGTTAAACATTAAAATTAAGAACTCTTATTTGACACTACAAAGATAATAAGCATTTGATTATTATGCAAATTCTTAGTGATTTATTTTATATGTGATTATTCATTTTTCAAGTTGTCAAGTATTTCCCTGATTGCTTTATCAGCGTGTTTTCTCATTATTGTGACATAGTTGAAGATTGGTCTATCTTCTTTCATTGATTGCCCGATACAGTATTCCAGTGTACTAAGAGGAATTCCCAGGTCATATCCATGTTGGACGAAAGATTTGCGGGCTGAATATAGGGTGAATTTATGCCTGATTCCTGCCACCTTGCCTAATTGACTGATTTTCCTGGCCAGCAGGTTATAGCAGGAGGTATAGTTCTTGTATTTCCCGAATATGATTTTCCCTGTATTCTTTTTCATATACTTTTTTATAATGGGCTTTGCTTCTTCGGGAATGGAAAAGGAAATCAGGGAGTCCCCCTCTTTGGTGTTTTTGGTCTTTTTTCGGATGTAGTTTATTTCATCCGTCCGGAAATCGTATGCTAGTATGTCTACTAGGTTCATGCCGGCAAGATAATAAGTAAGCATGAAAATGTCCCGTGTGACGTTGAGATTGTAATGCTCTAAATTGGCGTCCCTGATTGTCTTGAGTTCTTCGACGGTGATTTGCGTTTCCCTCTTTTGGGCTGATGGAATTCTGGCTGTGATGAAAGGGTCGATATCGTAGGTGACGTATCTCATCTTTATAGCATAGTTAATGATAACCTTTAGCAGGGTTATGTAGATGTTGATTGTGGTGCTTGACAGCTTTGTCTTTTTGAGCCATGATATGTACTGGTTCATTCTGATAGGGGTAATATGTTCCATGAGAGAACCGTTCCCGATGAATTGCATAAACTTGTTTGTGGCTAGCCGATAGAGTTTGTATGTCTTGGTACGTTCTTCTTCATCTATTTGGGACAGATATTCATCCACGATATCCTCGAACTTACGATGCTTTTCTCCGTTTAACGGGTTAGTTATCATTTTGACTAATTGCGTGCACGTGAGCGAATCAGGGTAGTCCAGTTCCATGTATCGCTTGAAATAAAGGTTGTATAGCTGTTGTAATTTTGTATTGAGAAAATCCTTGTCTGGACGGTGTACTATTTTACCGTTCTTAAACTCGTTTTCCCTTACCACTATATCCGTGGTGATGAATCTCGTTTCAGAGTTGTGTGCGACTCGAATTCTTATTTTGTGTGTCCCGTCTGATAACCTTTTTGCGGGAACTATTACCAATGTTAATGTAGCCATAATTTGTGTTTTTAGGGTAAAAATGGCGTTTTCGACCATTATTTTTTTAACATCCTATTGTAATTTACTTATAATCAGATTCTAATCCGGGAATTTTCCGACCATAATCCGACCATTTTATAGCGTCAAAAGTGACGTTTTTGCTCTCTATTATAGACTACTAATTGATAGGAAAAATAGTTCGATTGTGCTTTTAATATGCTGTATATCAATAAAATAAAAATCGGAAGCTCATGCTCGCTCGCAGGCTTCCGATCAACACAAAAACTAAACTAGACTTAACTAAACTATTCTATTCTTGGAATTTCACAATCCCTTTCTGTTCGTTGCAAAGTTACATATAAAACCGATTTCTGACAAACTATAATCGACAAAATTCACTTTTTTGCCGATAAATTAGACAATCATCAGCTTCTTTCATCCAAAAATGCCTGAAAAACCTGCTTGTAACTATCACTAATGGGGATATACGTTTTGTCAAAGACGATACGTCCACGGTCGATCACCCGTATTTTGTCCTTTTGGACGATGAATGAACGGTGTACACGTATGAACCGGCTGGAAGGCAAAAGCTCTTCCATGGCTTTCATGCTCATGAGTGACAAGATGGGTTTGGCATCATCTTCCGTATATATTTTGATGTAATCTTTCAGTCCTTCGATGTACATGATCTTTTTCAGTTCTACCTGTACCAGCTTATAGTCGCTCTTTACAAAGATGCTGTCTATCTCTTCCGGCTTCTGCACCAGCTCGAACCATTGCAGGGCTTTATTGGCTGCTTGCAGGAAATCGACATACGAGATCGGTTTCAGCAGATAATCGAGTGCATTGACACGATAACCGTCGATAGCGTATTGACCGAATGCGGTGGTAAAAACGATACGCGTACGGGAATCTACCATTTGTGAGAACTCCAGTCCGTTAAGTTCCGGCATCTGAATGTCAAGGAAAAGAAGATCGACTTCTTCGCCCGGCAACTCCTTCATTGCCTGAACTGCACTGGAATATTTTCCTGTAAGTTGCAGAAACGGAGTCTTATTCACATAACTTTCCAGTAGGCCCAGAGCCAATGGCTCATCATCTACAATGGCACAACGTAATATCATAATTCTCTATATTTTATTTAATTACCTAAACCGAATATACTCTCAATTATTACCTATTACTTAATACTTATTACTTATTAATACTCTCCCTCACACGGATGCTCAGCCTTGATCTATACTCCTTGCCGTCTTCCGAAATTCCTTTCTGCCAGGTATACTGGCCTGGATAAAGAATCTCCAGTCGTCGGTTCACCTGTTCCAGTCCTATCCCCGAACCACTCTTGTCCATTATGTTCTTCGGGTGGTTGCTGTTGCTTATCTCGCAGATCACTTCCGTCTCATTTTCCGCAAGATGGATATGGATAAAACTCCGTTCCGTAGGCGATATGCCGTGCTTGAAGGCATTCTCGATCAGCGAGATAAAGATAAGCGGTGCGATAAGAGTCCGACTGTCCGGCAGTATATCAATCTGCGTAGTCATCTGTACATTGGAAGACAGGCGGATGCGCATCAGTTCGATATAGTTGCGGATAAAGTCAGTCTCTTTGCCTAGCGGGACGTAGGTCTGTTGATTATCATACAACACATAGCGTAGGAGTTTGCTTAGTTCCTGCACAGCTTGTTGCGCCTTGTCTGTATCAAAAGCAATTAAGGCATAGATATTGTTCAGCGTATTGAGCAGAAAATGTGGGTTCAGTTGATTGCGCAGATTCTTCAGTTCCGCTTCCGAACGGTTCCGTTCCGCTTCCTTACGGGCAGCTTCCGCTTGTGTCCATCGGGCACTCATACGTATGGCGGCACTCAGTCCGATGGTGAAGACGAGACTCAGCATATCTCTGACAAAGAACAGCCATCCCGGAGGACCACCCGACCGGTGAGGCTTGGGAACAAAGGAAGGATCGAATGTCAGACTCCGCCAAAGGTGCAGCATCAGACCGATGACACACAACAGGAGAATATTGTAAGTAATATATCTCTTGGTCTGGCTCTGAAAAAGATATCGGGGAACCAGCAGGAAGTAGTTGACGTAGAACGCGATCATGAAAGACAACGGTACGGCAGAATGGCGTAAGTATGCCATCCAGTTGATGTTTCCGTTTTCGCGCTCTACAAAGAAGAACGGAAAACCGAACATAATCCCCCAGCCGATAATGTGTATCAGTGCTTCCAGGGGACGACGTGCGGATGTTAGGCTTTGTTTCATAAAGACAAAGATAGTTTTTTATTCGTATCTGATTGCCTCTATCGGGTCTAAATCTGCTGCTTTCTTTGCAGGATACCATCCGAAGAAGACTCCGGTGACGGTGCAGACAGCGAAAGAAAGGAAGACACTCCAAGGTTGGATGAAGATAGGCCAGTGTGCCACGCTCTTCACGATCCAGCTGGCTCCGCAGCCTATGATGACTCCGATA